AGCTACACCAACAGCTACACCAACAGCTACACCAACAGCTACACCAACAGCTACACCAACAGCTACACCAACAGCTACACCAACAGCTACACCAACAGCTACACCAACAGCTACACCAACAGCTACTTTACCTCCACCAACTCCAACAGCTACTACCGTAATAGATTGCGGATATGCATTGTGGAATTGCACTGGATTAAACACTTGGACTCCTGTAAATATTTGTCCAGTATATGGAGATGCTCAATGTAGCGGAGGATGTGATGATTGTGTATCTTTGAATCCTAGTACTGGCGGTCCTGGCGGCGGTGCTCAAGTTTGTGGACCAGAAGAAAATAATCCCTATTTAATTCCATGTGTTCAAAGAACTTAAACACTTGTTGGTGTTGGTGTTGGTGTTGGTGTTGGTGTTGGTGTTGGTGTAGAAGACGGAATAGGAGTTGAACCTAAACAAAAAATGTTGCTATAGCAGTCTATTGTCATAATATAATATATATTAAATATGTTTAAATTAAATAGGAGTTGGAGTTGGAGTTGGAGTTGGAGTTGGTGGAGGTAAAGTTGGAGTTGGAGTTGGAGTTGGAGTTGGTGGAGGTAAAGTTGGAGTTGGAGTTGGTGGAGGTAAAGTTGGAGTTAGAGTTGGAGTTGGAGCCAAAGTAAATAATATGCCATTAATAATAACATATCCTTTATGTATTTCTGCTGTGCTAGGACTTACCACAGATGCAATAATAGTAAAACCTTCCTCTGCTCCATTTTTAGGATCTTCTATTATGTGTCTTGCCCCTAAATCATTAATAGAAACAAATGTCTCTTGATAATATAAACTATCGTTAAATTGATTGCCAATTTTGATAGAAGGAGTTTCATCTTTTAAATATAATTTAGTTGTAAGTATTTCCATACTATTAATAAAAAACATAGAATTTTCTGGAACAGAGAATATCTCTGTTGAACCAGAGATTGTGAAATCTATTTCTGGGCTTCTTATTGAAGTGTTGTTTAAAAAATTTCCATCACTATCAAGTCTTATAGGGGAGTACAAAGATTGAACGCCTAGCTCAGTCCATGTTTTAACTCCATCTCCGACTTTTAAAACATTATTTGTTGTTTCATAGCCAAGTTCTCCAAGACTTAATATAGGGTCTATAGAGATCCACTCTTGTTCAGTACCTCTGCGTATTTTTATATTTGTTATTCTGGGCATTATGGGGTCCCTCCATCAATATCGCCAAGTAAATTACCTTCTAAAGTAATATTGTTGACAGTTATGCTTCCTCCATTAAAATCAATGTTTTTAGTATTATCTACAACTAAAACTTTTCCGGCGACTGCCGTTCCTGGAGTGGCATTATGAAGCCTATTCAATTCCTCTACAGTAGCTAATAAGCCCTCTATCTGCCCGCCTGCGTAAGGCAATTGGGTCCATGTTCTAATTCCATCCCCTAGCTTGAATTTTCCAGTATCTTCTTCGTATCCAGGTTCTCCAGACTCTAAAACTGGGTCCTTCTGTACCCATTTTGAAGCTAATCCTCTTTTAAATTGAATCAGTGCTATTAGGTCTTTGTGCATTTTTCCTCTTTTAAATATATATTATTTTTATTTAAAAACAATATTGATATATATTATATATGGATTATTCATATCAATCATCTGGCAAGTTGGACTTTTTTGGATGTCCTATAATTCTAATTCGGAGACTTTATCCATCAAAGTTCTCTGTTGGAGAGATACTTTACATTTATAGAAAAGCCAGACTGGGGATATTGGAAAAAATTGCAGTTAAAAAAATTAATTTAACATTAATAGGAAATGAACCAATTTTTATTTATAAAGATACATTTAATTCTCTTTATAATGAATCGGAGTTATGTAGATATATTGAAGCACAACAAGAGGTTGATAGCTTTAGACAATATATTGAGACTTTAATTTTGAGTTCTCATGGCTGTGGTGTTTCAGAATACCTCGTTAATTCAATAAGTTATGGATCACCAACAAGTATGAGAAAAGCTTTAGTTAATATTAAAAATTTAATAAAAAGATTTTCTTCGAACAATTTTAAAACACAATATTACGATTTTGATGTTAAAGCTAAAGATATAATAAAAGAAATCGATAGCATATTATTAGATGGTGGTAGAATATAAGAAAGGACTCTTATGAGAAATGTTCCAAAAAGAATAAAAGATAAAGCTAAAAGCAACAAAGAAACTACAGAGAACGTCCCATACTGTAGGGGAACTAAAAATTGTAGGGACAACCTCTTAGCATCAGCAGCTCTAAAGAATATATCAAATTATAGAAAACGAGTTAAATTTGATGGAGGTCAAATATAACTCACTCGGCAATTATCTCAATATTGCCAGAAGGATTCTCTATTAGAAGCTTTTCTTCTTGATTTTCAATGTTTTCTTCTTTTTGACTCTCTGAGTCTAATTCTACTTTACCAGCTTGAGTGACAACATCGGGCTGGTCTAATACTAGTTTTTCTTTCATTTTTTTAACCTTTTTGTTTCTTTTACTTTTTTTAGATTTTTTACTTCTTTTACTATTTATCGATCTAGCCTCTTTTTTTTCCTCTTTTTTTTCCTCTTTTTTTTCCTCTTTTTTTTCTTCTTCGACTACAACTGTGTTGTTTTCAACATCTTCTGTTTTAATTTCTTCTATTAGTCTTAATAGACAAAGAGGAGTCTTTACAAGAGACATAAAATAACTATCTCCTGTGAACCTTTTTCTTGGTCCTACTGATTTAAAGCCCTCTGCACTTAATTTAGGAAGAGAGAGATCTGCATCAGTATTATTTTCATATAAATACAAACCAGTTCCACTCATTAAATTTTCTAATCTTTGCTTCTTTATTTCTTTCGATTGTTTTTTTGAATATTTCATATAATTAAAAGAGTTATTCTATCGGAATTATTTTAAATATTCCTGACTTTATTCTTTTTATTTCTTTGCCATCTTTTTTATAGATCTTTTTAATATTATTTAAATAATTATATAAGTTAGCTGTAGTAACGTCGCAGTCTTTAAATTTGTCTTTAAGATTTTTAAAATTTAAAAAACTGTTTTTTTCAAAAGAATCTTTTATGTAGTTTTTAATTTCATTTGATAAGTTAATATTCTTTTTAATTATTTTTTTATCATTAAAAGTATTATCTGTTATTGCTATAGCCAAATTTTTCAAAGAAAGAAGAATTTGTTCTTCATATCTAACTTTAGATATCTGTTTGTATAGACAGTTTTTATATGATATTATTTTTTTATAATTTTTAATATCAGTATAAAAATTTCTATTGTCAAATGTTTTTATTTTCAAACAGTAGTTAATCATAATTTTCCTTTCATTAATAATATATCAAAAATCATTTACTAAATCAATAAATATAACTATGAATAAACACATTCAAGAAACAATTGATAGAATGAAAAGGCTTGGAGAAATGATGGCTTCAAAAACTTTTCCAAATTGCAATCTTGGAGAAGATGAAGATTTAATTATTTTAAAATCAACAGAAATTATAATAGATGGGTATACAGTGATTCTTTTTTATTCTGTGTCCGATTATCCTGACCATAGGATAAAAAGTCTACAAATATATTCAAAGAATCATAATTTTCTACCATTTAATATTGTTTGTAAAATGGCAAAAAAATTTCTTGGAGAAAAGTACATATCATTGTTAGAAATTTTGTCTAGTGGTAGGAAAATATATTGCTGGACAGCTATCTGTGATAAGGATGATAATCCGATAATGAATCCTTATAATGAAAATTATATAAAAAAAGAATTTGGAGACTTTAATTATTATTTAATGGAACCCGATAAAATAAATTTTTATTGAGAGTTTGAATCAAAAAAATCTTTTGATAGAATGTTTGAATGGTTTTAGGAAATTTTTACTTTCTTGAGGAGCAAAAAAATGAAGAACCCAGAAGTTTTTATAAGAGAATACACAAACAATCTTGGTGAAGATGATCTAAAGTTTCTTTTTACAAGATTATCTGATAAGTTGCCTGGAGATACTGCTGAGGCTATAAATTTCTTAGATAAAACCGGCGAGTTTTCAAAATGGTTTTATTCCGCCAAGAGTTCAGATGATTTATACAACATGTTAGATAAAATATCTAAGTGTATTGAAAAGGAACATAACAAAAGATTCCAATTAATCTGAGGAGTCTTTTAATGGGTGAATTAATAAAAATCTCGGATAGCGAAAAGACTATTCCTACAAAAAAATACCCATATGCAAAATGGGATTTTGATAGCTTTAATATAGTCCAATCAACACTTTTGGATTATTATGAAAAAGATATCAATGGAATTGTTGCCGCAAACACAAGTGCCGGTAAAACGGTATGTTCTGAACTTTTCCTAGCACACGAGATTAGAAAACGTGGAGGAAAAGGAATGATGCTGGTGCCTATTAAGGCGTTGGCACAAGAAAGATATGATGATTGGACCAATGAAAATCATCATTTCGGTGATTTAAAAACCGTTATCTGTACTGGCGATTACAAGTCTTCTAAAGATGAGGACTTGAATGATGCAGATTTAATAATAATGACTTCCGAAATGCTTAACAGCAAAAGTAGGAATAAAAAAAATGAATTTATTAAGTCTGTGAAGACACTTGTTATAGATGAAAGCCATCTAATAACAACCCCCGGTCGGGGCGATCATCTTGAAGTTGGATTAATTAATTTTTGTGAATTAAATCCAGATGCAAGAATCATTTTGCTTTCGGCAACAATGCCGAATGTTGATGAAATTGCAAATTGGATTCGTCAATTAATGCCAAACAAAGACTGTTTTATATTAAACAGTAAGCATCGACCATGTCCACTAAATGTTCATTATGAAATATATTCTGATGGAGCAAAAAACTATGATAAAAATGAAATGGAAAAAGTTAACAAATCTATTGATATTGTGAACTACTATCCAGATGATAAATTTATCATTTTTGTTCATACTAAAAAAACAGGAGAAAACATAAAAAATTATCTCTTAAAAGAAGGCATAGAAACAGAATTTCACAATGCCAATCTAGAAAAAGATAAAAGAGTTAAGTTAGAGGATCGTTTTAAAAATGATCCAAAATTTAGAGTAATAGTAGCAACTTCCACTCTTGCTTGTGGGTTAAATCTTCCCGCTCGCAGAGTAATTATTGCTGGCATTCATCGAGGCTTACAAGAAGTTGAAACATACAATATCATTCAAATGTGTGGCAGGGCTGGGCGTCCAAGATTTGATAAAATGGGGGATGCATATATCCTATTGCCAGAATCTACTTTTGAACAACACAAAGATAGACTAAGAAAAAAAGAAAAAATAGAATCGCAATTATTGAAAAATGATTATGGTCATTATAAAGTTCTTGCTTTTCATTTAGTAAATGAAATTAATAATAAATCTATAAAGACCACAGAGGATATATACGATTGGTATAAAAAGACTCTTTGTAATTTTCAGTCTAAAAATTTAAACACAAGCATTCTTGAAAAAACAATAGATTCTCTTGTAAAAAGAGGAGTAATTTATAATTTTGAAGATCAATGGAAAACAACAATTGTTGGCAAAATATCTAGCATGTATTATTATGCCCCTTTTGATGTTGCTGATTTAAAAAATAATTTAAAAATAGTTGCTGAGAATAATCTTTTTGACAATGATTATGTATTATCGTTTTTGTTAGGAAATGTTGATTCCTACAGAAGTGGAATAGTATCTAAAGCTGAAAAAGAGGAAATATCTCTATACACTTCAAGAGTAGAAGGTCACCTAAAAGATTGTAATTTAAAAATATTTAAAACAGATCCTGTGTTTAAATATGGAAGTTGCTATTACAATCTTCTAAATGGACTAAATAGTCAAAATATGAGTTCCATGTTAAGAAATATACAGATGGATTTCCCTAGAACTTTAGAAGTATTAAAACAAATAAATACAATGGATCTAAAGGAAAACATTAAGCAAGATTTAGAGGTGTTAGGTTTAAGAATTCAAAATGGAGTTCCAAAATATCTTGTTGGACTGTGTAGAATCAAAAATATTGGCAAGCAAAGAGCTAAAAAATTATATGAATCCAATATCAAAGATATAAACTCTGTTATAAACACTCCTTTGCAAAAACTAAAAGTTTTATTAAATCTAAAAGAAGATGTAGTAAAAAATATGATAGAAGATGCAAAAAAATTATCTGCGGAAGAGATTCTTATTTAAGATAATATTTATTTTATCGGTAATAGAATTTTTTACCGCTTTTAATGCAGGATAAGTTGGACATTCGGCAGCATTATAGCCAATAGGTTTTTTGTAAGCAGGTGCTATCGAATATTCTGGAACGGGTATTATATTACAATCACATTCATCATAAGCTTGAACTAATAGTATATCTCCATCTTTTACATTTTTATAAAAATATTCACCATATTTGTATATTAATGATCCATTTACCCTAACAGTAAACCTTTTACAACATTTAGATGGACTCTGGCTTATGTTATACAAGTAAATCGCTCCATCACCAACAGCTCTCAATATTTCATTTGATAAATATTCAATACAACATCCAGTTGTGGCTATTTGAAAATTTATTTGACAACCAAAAGGAGATGTAGGTGTTGGGGTAGGTGTCGGAGTAACACATGGATTAGAAGTTATTTCCCAATTAAAAGTTGTTCCATCAGCAACATCATTTATTTTTGCAACACCACTACCTGAGCCGAGCAAGCCAGATCCACAAAGACTACCCACACTTCCAGGAGCAGATGTTAGGGTTAAATCAACACAAACTCCACCTATTTTTGTTTTATGAGACATATAAATAGCCCCACCATTTCCAGTAACATCTATTGTTTCTATATCAATTGTACTGGGTTTTGAACAGTCATTTAACCAATTACCAGTATAGTTATAGCATATAGAAGGATTTATTGTTATCGAATAGTTACCTTCTACAGTATATGGAGAGTCTGGGATAGATCCTATATAGTTAGATATTTTTAAACATAAATTTTCATTAGCGGGTGATCCACTACAATATGTAGAGCAGGCTGGGGGGAGGGCAAGGCTGGATATTTTTTCTTGGTCGAGCCCAAAACTTAAAAAATTAGGATTAAAAAAAGGAGTTGGAGCACACGGACTGCCTGTGCAATTAATGGTCAATTGCCAAGCACAAATATTTAAATCAATAGGCACAGATAGTGGCGGCTGCTCTACTCTAGCCTTTAGAGTGGTTACACCAGCAGGTTTACAAAATGAATCTCCATTTGGAAAAAATGGTGCATCAATTCCAGAAGTTTGAACTACTACATATGTTATAGTCTCATCTTCAGATGAGACCACTACTCTAATAGGAGTACATGAACTAGGTGGCAGTACACGAAAACTTACTTCTATTATTTGTTCAATGGATCCGACACTCCATGTTCCTGCATTATAACCACTTCCTGAAAACCAATTATTGCTACATGGAATTGGTGTGGAAACAGGATTTGTAACAGTAGGTGTAACAGTAGGTGTAACAGTAGGTGTAACAGTGGGTGTGACAGTATTGGTTGGAGTTGGTGTGGGTGTGGGTGTGGGACAAGGATTACAGCAAAGTTTTATATTTGTAATTCCATTATCAACACTAGAGTCCAACGATCCTGCTCCTAAGCAGCAGGCTTCATCTGATGTTAAGGCGAACCATTTAGTAACATCGGAATGACATAAAGAACCTAAAGAACACTCTAGTTTTACCGGTATTTCTACACAGTCATTATTAATATATTTTAACTTTAAATTATTTATAATATTAGAGTTTATATTAACTTCTTGTACAGATAATATTCCCCCAGGTTCTATGCAACAAGGATTCCCATCTGGGTCGTATAAGTCTGGACATGGGTAGGGGTTAACAGTTTTGGCGTTAGGTCCATATGAATTAAGATTTATATCTGCTAAAAAAACTTTTTTTGAATCATCCCAATCTCCATTACTATCGTATTCCCCTAAATAGAATTTATATTCTGCAGCATCACACGCATGAATTGCATAAAAAACAAACTTCATTGAACTAAAAGTTGTGCATATTTGATTACAGCTATAATAAAATTTAATACGATCCCAACACTCAGGTCTAAAACATCCTGGGGCATTCGGAATATCCTTAAAACTACAATCACACCAACCACCTTTATCGCCGTATTTATATGGAGGATTACAGTTTTCCATCAGTTTCCTTAAAAAAATCTTCTGGATATTCTATCTTTACTACATTTTTGCCATTTTCTTGATCTTCAAACCATCTAACTTGTTCGACTGGAATCTGGAGTTCTTCTAGGTGGCAAAAATCTTCTGGGGACACGGGCATATTTCTATGCACTCCTTCTATTAATATAGCAACTTTACACTCCATTTTTTTTCTATTAAAAAGAAAACAATTTTTACATTTGTGTTCCATAATGTTTTTTGCTAAAATTAGTTTACAAACTTAATAAGAGTTAATAAAAATGATAATATCAATTTCTGGAAGAAAAAGTAGCGGAAAAACAATCCTTGCTAATGAAGTTGTCAAAAGAGGATTTAAAAAAATAAGTTTTGCAGACAAGCTTAAAAAAGTAACTGCTGAGTTAGTTGGATGTTGTATTGAGGACCTTTGTGACCCTCAACTAAAAGAAGAAAAGTTTGATAAACCTATTTTCTGGCTCGATATACAGTCTAAACTTGAATCCATATTAGGTAAAAAAATAAATAAGGAAATAGAAAATAAATTGCTTTATAACAGAAGGGATGCCCTACAATTTTTAGGAACAGAAGTTCTTAGAGAAGTAGATCCAGAATTTCATATAAACTCTTTAAAAGAACAAATAGAACCAAATAAAGATTATGTTTTAGATGACACAAGGTTTCTAAATGAGTTAGATATACTTAATAGTTTAAATGCAACATGTGTATTTATTATAAGACCATATTATCTAAAATATAGCAATCATAAAAGTGAAACAGAATTAAATAGAAAAAATTTTAAAAATGTAATAATAAACAATAAATCTCAAGAAAGTCTTCTTAAACATTTTAATCATTTTTTAGATAATAAAATAGATTTAAAAAATAATGTAACAAGTAGAATGGGCGGCAATCTATCAGAGTTTTTCCTTACTGAAACACCTACTTCCTGTTACATTGCAGGAATGATATACGCTTCTTCTAAAATGGTGTTTGAAAATAACACTATGCTTTTAGCGTTAGATAAAAAGCTAGAGTTTTCTCAAAGCCATCCGATAGACTTAATATCAATATGCAATGAAATTAAAATGATTGATCATCAGATATATCTAGATGACTTTAAACGATGGGATATTATTCAAGATGATAAATGCATGTACTCATACCCAAAAATATTAAAAGATAAAAAAGATCTACAAGCTCATTGGTTTAGTGGAATCAAACAAGGATTAATCTCCAAAAAATGAATTAAAAGTTCCTTTATTTTTAGCAGCAACTTTTAATTTTCCTATTCCTCTTTCTGTCATGACGACAAACTTCCACCCTCTATCTTGGCAATAAAGCTCACAACTTGCCCATTTAGCATGATTTTTTGGTAAATCTGTTTGATTGCTCGGTTTTATTTCCCAAACTTCAGTATGGCCATCTATAAAATGAATTATTAAGTCTGGGTTGTAGTTATGAGCCTGTCCTTCGAATAAGTATGGAACTTTAAACGGCTCAACATCGTAAGATAAAACTTCATCTATAGATTCAAGAGACTCATATACTTCACATTCATAGCCACTTCTATAATGCATTTCTCTTCCATTTTTTAAACTAACCATATAGCCTTCTCTAAAATTGGGCTTTCTGGTCTTTTTTTCTCCTTTTCCATTAAAGTCTCTCCAAATAGTAGCTTTTGTTTGGGGAACTTTTGGCAAAACCTCGTTAGGATGATGAACTTTAAAATGAGTTTTTACACACCTTACGGGGAAATTACATCTTTGTAAAGGACAAATTACGTAATCTCTTCCAAGCTCATGATTGTTAATTATGTGTTGTCTATATTCTTCTGGATTTAGAATTGATATTCCACAAACAAAACAAACATATTTTCTAACATTTTGATTATTAAAAAAGTCTAAATTCATATTAATTATTTCTTAAGATAATCTGTGGTTTTTTCTATCTTTTTAACCACATCATCCTTATCTAAATTTTTAATTTTTTTTAATTCTTTAAAACCAAAGTATCTTGAAGTTTCTTCTCCGGATAAACTTGGAATTAATTTAACACCTAAAAACTTAAGATCTGTTTTCCAATCAGAAGGAAGATCGTCATCTCTACATTTAATTTTAGAAAAAACCAGTCTGCTGTCTTCATTTGCTGCATATATTTCATTTTCGTATTCAAAAAAAAATGTATATTCTTTCTCATCTAAGTATGAGCTTATCTTTGAAAGTCTTTCTTGTTTTTCAACAAAAAAATAAAACGATATATTATTAAATTTATTTAGCATATATATATTTAAATGTATTTATCAAATTTTAAAAAGTTTTTTGAAGATAATAATCCTGATTATTTTCAAACAGGATTGGGCAATGAACTCGGAATGAGTTGGGATGATATCGTAAAGGTTTTAGAAAAAGAGCCTTGGGTAACATCTAATTTATCTCTGGGCAGTAGCTCTTATAAGACTGGTCTTTGGGAGATAGTTCCTGGATCTTTAACACCGTATGGTGCTAATATACGCATGAAAAAAAATAACAAAGGTTATTTAAAAGATAAAGCTCTTGATAAGACTGATGGTGATGATTCAATTTATCAATTAGACAGGGATCAGTTAATATCATTTCTTACACAGGGCTGGACTCCTACACAGCCTTCTTGAAGAAATGTCTTAATAGAAAGAAATAAAATGGAAAACTTTTATGAAGATTCTGAGGAACAGTTTGTAGATGATATACTATCGAACAAACAAAGTAAAAAAATAAATTCAAAAAAAAAGGGAAATAGAAACGAATTAGAGCTGGCAAAGATTTTAACTAAAAGATTCAATAAAGGATTTTCTAGAAGTGTAGGTAGCGGTAACAGATGGTCACAAACAGCCTTTTTACCTAAACATGCTCAGAAAGTTTTTTCTTCTGATCTTATTGTTCCGTTAAATTTTAAATTTTGCCTAGAGGTCAAGGGCGGCTATAACGGAATAGATTTAAATTCTATTTTTACAAGAGGAAATAGTGATTTAGATAAATTCTTAGTTCAAGTTTATAAAGACGCCAAAAGAGCTGAGAAAAAACCGCTTTTAGCCTGGAAAAAAGATAGAAAACCTTGGCTAGTTTTTGTTTTAAATAAAGAAGTTGAAAACTTAGATTTTAAATATAAATTACTCTACAACAAATGGGCAGCAATAGCATTAAGTGAATTTATAAAATTAAACGATAAATTTTTCTTTGAAGAAAATGAAGAGTCAGAGTAAAACTTCTGACGCTCTGTCTTTTTCAGAAATAATTAATTTATCTTCATTTATACCCCAATTTATTGCTAATATTGGACTGTCGTATCTTATAGATTTTTCTTCTTTAGGAATATAAAAGCCATCTTGCATATAAATTACACTAGTATTTTCTTCAAGACTTAAAAAAGCGTGACCACAGTTTTCTGGTATTAGTATTTGTTGTTCTGAGTTGGATAATTCTATTTTAAAGTGCTTTAAATAAGTTGGAGAATTTTCTCTAAAATCGACGCACACATCTATTATTCTTCCGGCAATACAAGATACTACTTTTTTAAATGGAGCAATATGAATTCCCCTCAAAGAATACTTAAAATTAAAAGAATGATTAATTTGAATTGGATTAAAACTTATCGTTTTAAATAATCCAGAATGATAAAATTCTTGAAAAAAACCTCTGTTGTCTCTGTATTGATTATGATTTATAATCATACAGCCCTCTATTGGAGTTGGTATTGTTTTCATATGGAAAATTTTGTTGTATTAGTTTTAAATAAAAATTTCATACCAGTAGATATCGCTCACTATAAGAGAGCAATATCTTTGATATTTTTAAATAAAGCAAAAATTGTTGAGTCAAAATCTTTTTCTATTCATACATGGGATGAATGGATGAATCTAGATTTACCCGAATATAAAACAATAAAAGGAACATCAAAAGATTATAAAATACCAGAAATAATAATTTTATCTAAATATGATCGTCTTAAAAAAAGAAAATTTAATGCAAATAAAAAAAATATTTACAAAAGAGACAACGCAGAGTGTCAATATTGTTCTATTCCACTTACTTACGAACAATGCTCTATTGATCATATACATCCTAAAAGTAAAAATGGAATATTAAGTTGGGAAAATTGTGTTTTATCTTGTAAAAAATGTAATCACAAAAAAGCTGATAGAAGCTTAAAAGAGGCTGGGATGGTTTTAAAAAATCAACCAAAGCAACCCCACTCAGATATTTTTTATCTTTATTCAAAAGACATGCCAGAGTCTTGGAAACTATTTGTAAAGGATAAAAAATGAAAATAGATCTATCTTCTTGCACCTTATTCTGTGCTGATAACAAAAATAATATTAACTATATATTAAATTCTATTTTAACCAACATAGAATTTAATTCAATTATAATTGAAAGAAATATAAAATCAATAAAAGAATATAACTATTTTATAGTTAAAAAATTAAATAAATTAATAAAAACTGATCATTGTATGATAATACAGCATGATGGGTATCCTTTAAATTATTCTGCGTGGGATAGCAGATGGCTAAACTTAGATTATATAGGTGCTCCTTGGATAAACTATCCTTGGGTTCGAGAACTGTCCGTTGGTAATGGGGGTTTTTCACTAAGAAGCAAAAAACTTTTAAATAGAATATCAGAATTTAATTATAATGGTGAAGAGCCTGAAGATGCTTTTATTTGTAGAACCAAAGGTCCTATTTTAAAGAAAGAGGGATATAAGTTTGCGACTATAGAAGATGCTTATAATTTTTCTATTGAGAACACATATTATAAAGGACAGTTTGGATTTCACGGAAAAGGAACAATTTTAATGAATATTAAAGCAGGAATATTTCGATAAATATAAGATATATATTTATATGAAAAACAAAAGAAGCTTTATAACAACATCTACATTTTTTGTTTCTGCTTTATGTGGGGTTATAACAGGAACATTTAGTTTTTTAACAAATTTTGTATTAGGCAAACTTTTAAATAAAAACAAAGGACGTAAATGAAATCTTTTTATGAAATGTTAAAAATAATTGAAGTAGGAACAGCAACACCAGTATCACCAACACCACTAACCTCAGCATCAAATCCAGCTCCAACTGCACAAGCAAACCCTACAGGAGCACAACAAACCGCTCAAAATAAAGTTAATATAGCACAAGCAGCACAAGATAAAAAAAATAAAGAAGCTTTTATAAAACAATTAAAAGATTTATTGAAAAAAAGCCTTGGAATAACAGCTTAAATTATCCACCAAGGATGATCTAGTGTCCATTTAACAATATTTTCTAGACCTTCAAAAAATTCAACAGGTTTTTTCCAACCCATAGAATCTAATTTTCCTGGTTTTAAAGCATACCTTTTATCATATCCAGGTCTTGCAGACTCTGATGGAATAAAATTAGGAATAAGATTTTTTCCCATAATTTTAGCAACTGCTTCTGCCATCTCTAGGTTGTTGAGTTCTATTTCTCCTACAATATTATATCTATCCGGAAGATTATCTCCCTTAGAGTATTCTGATATTGGTTTATCAATCAAGAATTTAAACACATCGGCGTGATTTTCACAATGTAAATATCTACGACTACCTATGGTTCTTTTGCCATTTTCATCATAATCAACATAAATGTCCATAGGTTGATTTGTAGCTATTTTCCATATTATCTTTGGCAAGAATTTTTCTTTATCCTGCATAGAGCCTATACAATTCATACAGTTGCTTAAAACAACAGGCACTCCGTAGCTTCTCCAATAAGAGATTGCTAAAGCCTCCTGAGCAGCTTTAGAAGCCGCATAAGGGTTAGATGGCGATATAACATCCCATTCATGGTGTCCCTCTGAGATTGAAGGGCAATCGCCATAAACCTCATCCGAACTAATCTGATAGAAAACTCTAGGCTTTAACCTTCTTGCTAATTCTAAAACATTAAGTATAAGTTCACAATTATTTCTCCAGCAATATGCTGGGTCTATGACAGACCTTTCTACAGCAGAATCTGAAGCTAAATTTATAATAGCATCTAATTTTTCATCTACTATAGAGCCTTTTTCATCTATTTTTCTTGACATAATCAAATTCTCTAATTGAGTGTCAATAGGAACTGATAAGTCATGCTTAAGAAGAGTAAATCGTTTTTCATCAATCTCTATTTCATTGAGTCTGGAGTATGTTCCTTTGTGGCGAAAAGAATCTAATCCTATTATGTGCCAATCTGTATTTTTAAGGTAATATTTAAGAAAATGTACACCAATAAATCCGCCTACACCCGTTAACAAAATTCTTTTGCTCATTTAAAATAACCTTTTAGAATTAACCCAACAATTTTTCTTTTCACTCCAAATAATCGGATATTTATTAGGAAAAGAGTGCAATATATCAAATAATTCTACATCTTTTTTAGAATGTTCAACTGATCTGTGGACGATCAGTGGGTGTAAATCTTTATATCTTTCTTTTAAACTATCTACTATTTTTTTACTTAGCATTTAAATATTTTTGCCATAAAAACAAGAAAATAACTCCGCCTAATACAGATAGCAGAAATCCGCCCGGTCTAAAAACATCTAAATTTGAAGATAATAAATAATATATAAAGCCGCCCACATAAGAACCTGCTATGCCTATCAACATAGTTGAAATCCATCCAGTTGGTTCATCTCCTTTGTATATCAGTTTGGCTAAAAATCCGACTATTAACCCATAAATTAACCAAGTTAGTAAAAAAAACATATTAACTCCTTTTATTTCTTTTTAACATCAATATACCTGTCTGGAACCTTGTTTTCTTTTAGTTCCTTAAACAGGTCTCTACAATATCTATTGTATGTGTTATTAAAATCTTCAGGAGTAAACTTGTAAATAAATCCTAGTGAGTCCTCTTTTGTTTTGTTGCTATTCATGAAATTCAAAAATTTATTTTCTCCAAACTCTTTCTTTAACATTAAACATAAAATCAAAGACTTAATATCAAAATCTTTTTTTTCTTCAATTTTCATCTTTTTTAATTTTTCTTCATCAATAGAAAACAACTTTGTTACTTTAGACTCTAAGTTTACATCTTCTCTTTTTATATTTTTAATATTATTTATTGATTTATTTAATAAAGACATTCCATTCATCAAAACTAAATTATATTTAAGATTATTTTTATAATTAAGTTCTATAAGCGAGCACATTGTAACAAAATAAGGAACTTCATCGACCAAATCTTCTTCCGAGTCTATTAAAAGCCAAACGACTAGAATCTCTAATTCATCTTTATTTTTTCTAATTTCATATTTAGACTCTGTTAAGTTGAATAATTTTTTAAATAGCTCCTTGTTTGGAACAACCATTATTCTACACTCTTTTTCAAATTTAAACTTATTTAAACCCCATCTTTTTAAACACCAAGATCTTATATTTTCTATATTTGAATATAACCATTTTCCTTGAGTGTTATCAATACTTAAAATTGTAAAATTTTCAGTTGTGTATCTGTTCCAAGTTAAATCTTTAAAATCATCTTTAGCAACAGAGCTAATCTGATCCGATGGAGTAATTATTTCATCTTGACTAAATGCTGAAAAAGCAAAAAAAGATGCAAACAATATTATAAAAATTTTCATTTTAAACCTCATATATTTAATAATAGAGAAAAAACAATTTATATTTTCAATAGTCTATTGTTTTTCTTGTTATTAAATTTGGATCATAATTTTCTGTTATTCTTATGTAAATTTCAGGATTTTTAAACCAATGATTATTTGCAAACAATCCAATATTATCATAAAAAACAAAATCATCTCTAAAATAATTTATATTTGTAAACAAAGTATTTTTGATAACATTAAAATTAAAATTAAAAATAAATTCTGAGTTGTAGCCGCAAACATATTCTCCAGGAACCGTTATACTAAGCTTAGAGTTTAATGCAACTCCACTTTCTATCTTTTTAAACAGCATTAAAAACTTCCAATAGTACTGAAGCTCTGTTCCTTCTGTGTAACCTAAACTGAAAGAAACATTCCATATTGTATTATTATTGCTATAATAAAAGTTTTTAATCCAAGAATTAGTATTTTTTGAATAAATTAAACTAAAATTAGAATCAAACTCTTGACCATTATTTAAAATAAAATTAGAAAAAGATCCTAAATTAATAAGATTACCTGCACAATATAACCTTGAAGACAGTGTGCTGAATTTAGAGCAATTGATATAAACTAGAGGTATTGGTATGTTGAGTTCGTCTAGATCTGCGGATATATCAAAGGATGGCGGGCGGGGAGTTGGAGTTGGTGTAGGAGGATAAGTAAATCCAGGTGTGGTGGGGGTTGGCGTAGGAGTTAAAGTTTGTGTAGGAGTTGGAGCTATGGACTCTCCAGGAATTATTGCAATATCAACATACATTTTTAATTTTATTTTCATATTTATTTCCTGAGAAACACCTAAAGCTAGGCATTCAGGAAGATCGATGAATGGAACTTCTTGTAAAAAATTACACTCACTGTTCACCGAATCTACATATAAATTCTCTGCAGGTTTGGACCACCTCTTGACGCTACATAACTCCCAATTCCAATTATTATCTAGTAATTGTTGGCAAACATCTTCTGTGGAGGATGCTAAAATAGTTTGAACAAAAAAAGACTTTTTATAATTACAGGTATTGTCATCTGTTTTAAATGGACGACAATCACTTGGTGTTGATTCTGTTGGTATAGGATCTGGAGCTAGTGTTAGGTAAACATTTCCATCACTAAAAACTCCAGAATACCTTGATCCCTGATATATGAGGATGAAGCCCTTGCCTGAGTAGCTTGGTGCCGCATTAAAAATACCTATTTGTATTGAGTCTATGTAGATATACATTGTTAGCTCAACATTTAAATCATTGATATAATTAAATTTTAAAGTACAAGGAAAATTAAAGCTCGTTACGTTGAGTCCGTATGTTTCTACAAAATAAAATTCTAAGTCTGGGTCCAATATTGTTGTTAGGCTTGTGTCGTATTCACTTGTTTCATCTACTGGTGTTTGGGGCGAAGATCCGACATTTTTACAACAACCAACAACTTGATACCAATATGATGATAAATTTCCTGTTTTCCATAAAAATTCTTTATAGAAACTAACATTGTATTTATATTTAAATTCTTTTTTAATAAGCAAATTGCTCATACTGATCTATCTATAGAACTTTAGTAAGAAAATAAAGTCTATTTTTTTGCTTGATTATATTCAAAAGAATCTAGTCTGCTTATTATTTTACAAATAATAGGATTTCTTATTATGTCTTCAGACGTTAGTTTTGATGAACCTATTCCTTCCACACCGTCTAGGGCTTCAATCATATTGTAAAATCCACCTTGATTATACCTTGGAAGATCAGATTGGTTTAAATCTCCAGTCAAAACCATTTTGCTGTTATTTCCAACCCTTGTAAGCAACATTTTTAATTGTTCGTATGTAGAATTTTGACATTCATCGGCAACAATAAACGCATTATGAAAACTTCGACCTCTCATCAATCCAAGAGGACATATTTCTATCTTATTTTCTGCCTTTAACAGGCTATATTGAGACATGGATATGAAATGAGCAACTTCATCTAGAATTGGCAAAAGATATGGATGTAGTTTTTCTTCTTTATCTCCAGGAAGAAATCCTATTTTTTCTCCTGCTTCAACAATAGGTCTAGTTATTACTATTTTCTTAACTTTTTCATCTAGTAGATATTGTATCGCCATACCAACCGCAATGTGAGTCTTTCCTGCCCCTGGATTTCCTTCACAAAAAGTTATAGTATTTTCTGCGATCGTTCTAATGTAATCTCTCTGATTTATAGTTTTAGGCTTAAGAGGATTTCTGTAATGTAGAGGTGTGTTTAAGGGTTTGGTTGCATCTAGCGTTTTATTTTTTCGACCGGCAATCTTGTTGTTATTTTTTTTTCTCAAATAATTCCCTTATTTTAGTTATTGAATATAATATATATTCATTATGGATATAAAATTTAATTTCAAAAACTTTTTTGAAAATGAAGAAAAAGATGGATTAATAAAAACTTTAGATAAAGTTCCAAAAAAACATAGAGAATTAATTCATAACTTTGAAATAAAATATAAAAATGGCACAACTTTAGACAAAGAAAATGTAGGGCTTAAGTGTGGAAAAAAAATTCAAATATCAAGTCCTTGGCACTACAGTAAAGAATTTGTTACATTACATGAGCTTGGGCATGTAGTCTATGAAAAGATGAGCTTAAAAAATAAAAATAAATGGAAAAAATTATTAAAAAATACAATTAAAAATCAAAGAGAAAAAACAAACTCTAAAGATTCTCTAAAACAATCACAAGAAGAAATATTTTGTATGGCTTATGCCTCAACTTATTGCAAGCACGCTCCAAACACATATGTTAATAAAGATTGGCAAAACTTTATTAAAACTATTTAATAGGTCTAGCCTGTATCTCGGTTAGTAGTTTTGGAAGGACGGCAACAGCATCTTCTGTAAGTTTTTCATATTCATTTATATCTAAACTAAATATCTGATAATGGTGGCATATAGGATTTTTCATAACTTGAGGGTTATATCCTTTGCTTTGAGTTTTAAGAGTCATATAAAAACTCATTCCTACTTGAGGCAAGGTTTCATTCCATGGACCACAATCATCCCAACAATCTCTTGTAATTAAACAAAGATATTCTTGTAAAAACTCAACTTTCTGTCCGCCCATTTCATAGCTGGCGAAGTCAACTCCAACCATTCCCGATTTATTGTTGTTTGCAACATTCACAAGTAAATCTAGCCATGCTGGATTAAGTATCGCCACATCACAATGCATAAAAATAAAATATTTTGAATTTTTGTCAGCAGCTTTTACACCTTTATTGGCTGCCGAAGACCAATATTCGTTTTTCTGAAGGCGAACCAATTTAACTTCATCTTTTATATCATCTAAAAAAGCTTGAGAGTCTTCTCCGCTACCGTTGTCTACAACTACTATTTCATAATTATTATTAAAACTAGTTACAGCTATACTCTGTAAGCATATATTTAAAAATTCTGGTTTGTCTTTGTGAACAACGATAATGCTTATCTGATCTTCTACTACATCATGTAGTGGTATTGAGAGTTCAGGTTTTTTCCCGCCCTCTAATGGGTTGTGTGTTTTATTCATAATATTTATTATAGCAAATTATTCTTCAACTTCAACTTCAAAAAAACCTCTTGAACACATACACTCTACAGAAAATCCATTTGAATTTTGAACTAGGTCTTTGTAGTTGCTTTCAACAGAATTTAAATAATTTTTCGCAACAGTATCATCTTTAAAAGCTTTTTCCATTCTAACAAATATAAATTCTCCATTAATTTGTCTTGCAACATTAACAATAATATAAGCTTTCATTCTGGGAACTCCAATTCGTCTTTTTTGTTTAGAGCAATATCTTTTTTATTCTCTTTGGTTATAGTTTTATCTAAGTTAATCAAAAACATATTTAAAGCTTGATGTGGATAGTTTTTAGCTTTTTCTTTAATTTTATTTTTTAAATCATCAGATATTGTTTTCTTGTCAATTGCTTCAAAAACATTTTTTAATGTTATTTTCCTAAAACTATTTCTTGATGCATTTTGTTGTCCATAAGATAAACTCATATTCAAATTTTGAGCTTCATTCATTATTTGTTGATTCCTTTTCTTCATCTTTATTTACATCAAATTTATTATATTTTTTAATAAAATTATTATTATTAATATCTCTAAGTATAGAAGAAACACTACTGTTTATAGTTACATCTCCTTGAAAATCTTTAACTGCTGAGGTGTCAACTTTTCTTAATATTTCTTTTTCCAACTTTATTTTTAACTCTGCATCGTCGGGCTCATTTAAAAAATATAGATTACCTGACCCGTAGTCCACCATACAAAAATAATTTTTATTATTAAAAACAACAAGTAATGGTACTAAATATTTAACGGACATTTCCATATAGCTATTAAAGTAATATCAATATGAATTTTAAAAATTTTTTAAACTTACCAGAAATAGAAAAAGAAGGAGTAATAAAAAAAATAGAAAGGAACAAAAATCCTATATCAATAAAGATTGATGACTCAACAGTTGAAGGAACAGAAGTATTTCTATCTCCTTCAGAGTACAGAAGATATAAAAAAACAGGAAGATTAGAAATTGGATCAAAAGTTAAAATCTATTTACAAAAGCATCCATTAGATCAAGGAAAGGGACCCTTTCAGATATCAAGGGTAAAATTTATATGAAAATATTTTTATTGATATTTATAGTATTACTTAATACTACAGCTACTTTTGGAGGAACAAGAGATCCAAACACCCCAGATTCTAAATATCTTGAGTATGGAAAAAAACATAAATGTGTAATTAAAATTACAACTATAACAAAAGAAGATAAAAAAGCATACGGCTCTGCTGTGGCGATAGATCCATATTGGGTGCTAACAGCGGCACATCTTGTTAAAGATTCAATTAATGCAAAAATTATTTTAGACAACAAAGAAATAGCTATAGATGAAATATTTATTCCAGATGAATATGATGAAAAAAAAATAGGACTGTCTGATATAGCTTTATGCAAACTAAATGAAGGTTTAGATTTAAACTTTTATCCAGAATTATATGAAAAAGAAGATGAAGTTGGAAAAGTTTGCAGCATATCTGGATTTGGTGTTACCGGAACATTTTCTTCAAAAGAAAGAATTGATGATGGAATTAGAAGGGCAGGATCTAATCAAATAGATAATATAGAAAAACACCTACTAATATGTACTCCAGGAATAAAAAATAAAACAGAATTAGAATTTTCAATATCTCATGGTGATAGCGGAGGAGGACTATTTATAGACAGAAAGCTTGCTGGTATAAATTCTTGTGTAATGGCTGCAGATAAAAACCCAAACTCTAGCTATGGTGATGAATGTGGACACACAAGAGTCTCAATACACAGGAATTGGATTATAAATATAATTAAAAAATAAATTATGGAGCACTGTTTGGTATTGATCAGCCAAATTACCAAGGTATAAAATGCTCAATAACCAAAAAAATAAAAAACTAAGCACAAGAGATAGGACTCGAACCTATAGTTGCTTTTGGCGGAAGATTAACAATCTTCTGGGTCTACCATTCCCCCACTCTTGTGTGATTGTAAACTATTAATACTTTCAAAAGCGTCTGAATTTAAAGCTCAAAAAAGCCTGGAAATTTATTTAAATCACTTAGCTCTATATTCTCCCCAGACTGCTTCCCATTCATCTGTTTTGGGCATTAACATAGCATCTATGTCAACTTTATCTGGATCTATGCCTGGTCCGTATGGGCTTGGTGAGTATTCCTTTTGTAGTTTTTTGATCATAGCATCTGCTATGTTGTCGTAATGATTTTGAATTGCAAGATTTATAATCTTATTTGAAAACATCAATGTAAAAAATATCAAAAAACTAAGAATCAATATAACCCAAACTAATTTTTTATCTAATAAGTCTTTCATTTTTTCTCCTTAATAATATTATAGTAGAATGTTTAGTTTTTAGGACAAAGTTTACAAATTATTTGATTTGAGGTAATAAATGGTTTTTTCTCAATTAAAAAAATATCTTCTCCAAGTTTATCTATAAACTTGTTCATCAACTCAAATCCTTTTTCTTTATTTGATAATTCTCTATTTGATTTAAATTTTAAAGTTATTTGTAGTTTTTTACCATTTTTTAAAAATTCTTTAGCATGATTTATTTTTGTGTTTAAATCGTGTTCTTCTATGCATGATTTAAATCTTATTTCTTTTGATTCTAGTGCTTTTGAATTTTTTTTCTTATCTTTTTCTTTTATTTTTTCTTGATATGAGTACTTTTGATAGTCTAGAATATGGCAGACAGGGGGTTTTGCATTAGGTACAATTTCAACTAAATCTAAGCTTTTTTCTTGAGCAACACGAACAGCAGAATCAAGGCTCATAACTCCAAGTTGCTGTCCCTCAAAAATTACCCTTATAGGGCTGATTTTAATAGCATAATTGATTCTATGCTTAGGAAGAGGTTTGTTGGAAGAAAACCCAAATTTATTTCTGTACTTGTAACTCATTTATAATAATAAAAGTGTGTTGTTAAAATTATTATAGAGTAAAAGCTAGTAAGTTTCAAGGTTGTTATCCAAAATATTGATAAATATTCCTTCTTTCTCTTCAGGATATTTTCTACTAGAGATGATCTCATCATCTTCGTTTTTTTCTATAACTTTAAATTCAAGATAATACTCTCCTGGAACCCGTGTGTCATCCAAGAACCAATTGTAAACCAAATAGCTTTCTACTAAAACGTTTTGTTCGACCGTTCCATTTAGCTTTATAACATCTTCACGAACTAAGTCGTAAGTCGCACTAGAGTTCATTATTTTTATAATTTTTATATTAGTTCCTTTTTTCCAACTAGCCGGCGTAGTGCTGAAATAACCTCTAGTTACCATAATGCTGTTGTTTATTATTGTGGAAACCTGCATTAATTCATGATTGGTGCTATTTTTAAACAGAATAATATCATCTGGAACAACGGAGCTAAGACCTACGTTATCTGCTAGAAGTATTTCAAACTCACTATCGTCTATATCTTTTTTAAGCTTTGCGTCCGCCCACATACTGGCTGTTATTTCTTTACCTGTTAAGTCTATTGGGCTCATATCACAATCATATATTTTAAGCCTAACAGAGGGTTGTGTGCTATTTCTTTTTATAATGAAATCATATTCATATTTTTTGCAGTTTGCCATAATAATATATATTATTATCTATTAACATTTATTTTTCTAATATCTCCAGATATTTTAATCTTACCAGATTCTAGTTCGGCAAGCATTTCTAAATTTATATTTTTCTTATAAAGAGAATGTAGGAATATCAAATCTTTATATTTTTTTTCAAGTTGCTTGAGCCACCTGTTTTGACAACACAAACCTGTGTGGTCTACAAAATTTTTATATTCACCAAAAAATATAAAATATCTTAAAAAACACCTTTGAATTTTTCCTTTAAAGTATTTTAAAAGAAACTTTTTATCTTTAGGTATTTCTAAGAATAAAAATCTCATTCCTATAAACAAACAATCATGATCCAAAATAAATTCCCTCACAAAACTCTAAACACAAAATCATCATTCCGCCTGCAAACTGTTGTGGAACCCCAGCTTTGTATAAACTTTTTAATGTTTCATTAACCATTTTAATCTCTTTTGTTACATCTCCGTCTTTTTTTGCTTTATTTATATCTTCTTGAGTTATAACAATGCATTTTTCAAGAGCTTCATATGCTTTTTGAACACCTAATATTATATTAGTATTTACAACTGTATAAATTTTATCTTTATTAAATAAACTAGATTTATCTATATTTGTATTAGGATGTGCAGATTTTTCTTCAAAAAATAATTTTATATAGTATTCTGCCAGTCCCATAGCATCTTTTCTAAAATCATCAATAGATGATATTTCTATATTTTTTAGCAAATTAATTGCTATTAGTTCTTCTGGTTCGTCTTCTATTTCATCAAAATCATCAAAATCATCATAATAATCATCTTCGTATTTTTCCATAATTTGTTTTTTCATTTTTGAAATGCTCCTTAATACATAACTGTATGTTTAAAAAATTCTTTTTGGTTTTTTTGTTTTTAACTTTATTTTCTGGTTGTGGTGGAAATCTAAGTCCACGAAACAAACAGAATATAAATAATCCTAACGGAGATGTTCAGAATAATCAACAAGGGTTTTTGTTGGAATTAGGAAAAATGAGACAAGAAGTCGACATTATAGGAAGCAGATTAAGAGAAGTCCAAGAAGGTTTGATTAACATAAATTCTGCTATCTCTAGGAATGAAAATTCAGGAATTCAAATTCTACAAGGAGACGGGGCTCTTTTTCTTGTGTTTAGTTGTGTTGCTCTTGTTTTTATTTTCTATTACAAAAATAGAGAGAACGAAAAACTTCTTAAAACAGTTACAAACAAAATTGCTGAGATTAATGATGAAAATCTAACAAACAAAGTAATAGATTCTGTCGAGCCTGCTCAAGCAAGAAAACTTATTAAGATGTTAAAATAGGCGGCGTCTGGAATTTATTCTGAGGGTTTATTTCTTCTTTGCAATTCTTTTTTTAGTAGAGACGTTAATCCAGGTTCATTAACTATTTCCATTTCTGGCTTAACTTCTTTGAAGATTGATTCTACTTCTTCTGTGGGTAATCCAGCTCTCTTGCTGACTTCTTCTAAATCTTCTTTGGACATTTTCATTTTGAGCCTCACCTCCTGGGGTCACTCGACTCTATCTCAGATAAAAGCCTTCACAGTTATCTGCAGTTGGAAGACACAACCTATCCGGTTCTATTTTATTTTTTTCACAAAAATGAAAAAAATCTTTAACTTCTTGGTCTATTAATTGTTTTTTTAAAGTTTTTTTTAAACAATAATAATTATTATTGTTCTCGCCCAAATATCTGCATGTTTTTGAGTTGTGTCCAGCCAAACAAACTTCATCTATTTGTTTTTTTGTTAACATTTTTAATAGTCTTATTTGATGAAGCGAATTTTATCAAGGCGTAAGAATTTGTCAATCAAAAATTTTCAGGTTTTGAATTTTTCTTTCTTATTAAATTCATCTCTTTTTTCTTTCTTCTTCTTTTTTCTCCAGGACTTTCATAAAATTCTCTTTTTTTAACTTCCTGAAGAACTCCGCTATCTGATATTACTTTCTTAAAAATATTCAAACCTCTTTTGAACAAATCTTCCTTTTCTCTTTGAGAAAGATTGTGATGACCATCTTCTTTTAATATTCTAATTTTCATTTAAAGTCTCCTTCTAATAATAGAGTTTCATTCTTTTGGAATTTTTATAAATCTTGTTCCAAATTTTTTATTTTTGATTTTTCTAACATCTTCTATAATTACTTTTTTATTAAACTCAGATGTTGTGTTCCAAGTATCTCTGTCTAAGTACGGTAAAAAATTCATTAAATTATTTTTAATATTAACAAAAATGTCATTTTTCCAAGAACTCAAATTTCCATTAACTATACTGTTTGTGAAGTAGAATTGAATTTTATTCGGTGTTTCTATTGCTGTGTAGTTGTATAATTCATTTTCCTTTGTATTAAAGTATCTTGTTCTCTCATCAAAAATCAAAGATGGTGTTCTTGATAATTTTGATAGCCAAGATAAATCATTAAACAAGTCTAGGGTGCATCCCGTTAGTCTTATAGAAGATAAAACTTTAGATATATCATATTCATTTACAAATATACAATCTGTTTTATTTGTAAATTCATTTGTTAAATCAAACCCTGTTGGGTGATTCCATATAACAGGAAAAATATTTTCACTCTTCAAATATTTTATTAATTCTATATAAAAATCCTTATTAGATCTAACTTTTATATTTCTTCCATCCGCCCAAGAGTTCAAATAAATAGAAGGATGAAGAAAAACCTTATACCCAGAATTTTCATTTATTGACCTGAGGGTGTCTTTTCCTAAGATTGCAGAACTTGGAATCATAGGAAAGTTTAATATAATATCTTCGTATTCTTTCCAAAATTTTTCTTTAAAACCATTTTTATAATACAAATTAAAAGTGCTCGAATTAATTACGTTTCTATAATTTTCATTGAAGCTTCTTAATAATTCTAAATATGTTTTTGATTTATTTTCAAATTCATTTGAATTTTCATAAATATTTTTAAAAAATTTGAAATCAGATAAACTCCAATACTCGTCTGCCTCTTTAAACAAGTGTGAGAATCCTGGGTAGGAACAGACTATAATATATTTTGAATTTTTTGTTTTATTTTTATAGTGATCAAATAGTATTGATGAAAAAATAAAAGAATGTTTAAAATCACAAAATATAGGTATAAAAAGAAGATTGTCTAAGTCTGTTGGAACTTTTGAATCAAAAAAAACTTCTCTTTTAAAGCCTATTCTTTCTGAGGAAACATTCAAGAAATTAATAGTGTTCATAAATCACCAGTTCAACAATCCCTTTTTATCTAAAGCGTGTTTTACCATATTTTTATCTTCAGTTAAATCTAAAACATAGTCCCAATTATCTTTTTTTATTTCATGTATAGACTTTTCTATAGATAACAAGCCTTTTTCTGTATCATTTAAAAATGATACATAATTAGATATTATTATCTTTTTTTTGTTAAAATCAGAACTAGCTGCTATTCTACTTCCTTCTTGTCCTCTAAGAGCCAACTGATCTGCGGATTCTACGAGTATAAAAGGAGTTTTTACAATTGAACTCAATCTTGTCGATGCTGTCCAGAGTTGAATGCTAAACTCTACACAACTTAATACAGCCAATGTAAATTCTAAATTTTTTACCATAGCAGTGTTAGAAAAATCAATACAATTTTCCATTTTTAAACTTGATACATTTTCTCCAAGATAAACAGGAGTAAAATCATTAGAAACCAAAATTTTATTTAATTTATAATAAAAATCTTTAGGTAAATTTCTACCATATGTTTTTCTGTTTCTTGCAAAAACAGCAACTGCTTTATTTGGAACTATTTTTTTAATTTCATTTAAATAATCTTCTTTTGGTTTTGGAATACTTCTTGAAAATTTTTTATTTTGTATATCTCCTAATAAAGGAGGGGAGATATTTTTATTACCACATCTTGGACATAAATCAAAAAAAGCATAGCTCGAATGAAAACATTTTTTACAAACATATGTGATTAAAAAATTGCCAAGATATTGACTTTTAAAAAGTATGCCTATTTTTTTTAGTTCTTTCTCTAATAAATCTATGTTTTTAGACCTAGTCCAAAAAGCATTACAAGAATCTTTTAACCAATAATCATCTTCTTTTAATTCCCAAAACTCATCAACTAAATGTCTATAAAAATATTCCCTTCCAGTCCATCCAACTAATATTATATAATATCCATTAAAAATATTTAATAATTGTGGTATAGAATAATTACAAGCTAAAGTTTCTACTCCCAATTCACAAAAATTAGTAATAATTAAAATCTTATCTAGTTTTTTCTTTTTTGTAAATTTATAGACATTAAAACAAAAATTATCTATTTTTTTTTCTTTGATATGCTTGTTTTTAATAAAAAGCATTTTATATCATTTAGGTTCCGGTGTGAATCTTAGTGCACCTATCTGATCGCTAATTTTGTCAATCATAGATGCTACTTTTCCCATCTCTTTTTTAATAGAGTCTAATTCTTTTTCTTTAACACCCATCGCATGTTTAGATAAAAATTGAACCTCTAAGTCGTATAGTTTTTTCTTCAATTCATTAAGTTTATCTAAACTTTCACCTTCAGTCCAATCGTCTGTTGGTTTATTTTTTGCATCTCTACCCAAATTTGAATAATCTACTGGGTTGCTACTTTTTGCTACCTTAGATGTTTTATTTTCATTTAATAGTTGAGCTTCTGAATAATTTGCAATATCATTCCAATAAGAGACACCATCTTGTTCTGGATCTAATTCTGAATCTTTGATATTAATCTGTCCGAAGAAATTAGATTTTCCGTCCTCTATTTCTTTGGGTTTTAGGTCAGACTTTGGAAATAAACCATCTTTTAATGCTTTATCCCATTGTTGTGTCCACTTATCGAACTGATCTTCCATGTTATTGTTGCTCATAATAATTATATATACTTAAGTTTTTAATTTTAGCAACCTAAAACTATTCTTAATGTTAAGCTAATCGCTTGTAAACTTGAAATTAATACAGGATTTGGGAATTTATAATACCATATTACAGAATCAGAATTATTAACAATATAATATCCATATATTGTACTTTCTACAATATCGCTGCATCCCCAGACCAGAACTTCATCGTAATAAGAAACAACATCCCCTGATTCTACTGTTGCTGCACTCCAGTTATTCTTATCCAGTTCTTTAGAGGAATATCCATCAAAAGTACATTCGGTAAACGACAAATTGTTTTCATTCAAGTTGTTCTTAAACAACTTTATCACATAATCATTACAAGAAAGTAGGCTGTCTAAATAGTCCGGCTTTGAACTTGGAACAGGCTGTGCGACTCCTAATATTGGCGTTGGCGTTGGAGTTGGAGTTGGAGTTGGGGTTGGAGTTGACATATAGTTTATTTATACATTTTCAATAATTTTAGATTTTATTAAAATGTTTTTTTCTTTATCTACAAGATCTTCAGAGTTATATGTTTTTAGAGTTGACCAATGAGGGTCATCTTTTGGAATATATTCTTTTTTAGTATAATAAAAAAATTCTGCTATGTATTCGTATTCTTTATTTTCAACTTCATCAACACTCATACCTGAAAGGCGATCATGCAAAATTTCTTTTAATACTTTTACCGAATCAATCCATCTGGCTTTTGCCATCTTTTGAATAATAGCAAGAGCTGAATACGCATTGTTTTCTAATGCATTTATTACATCTTTTTTAAGATCTCCTGGTCCGAATTTTGCTTTTGTTGTATAACATGCAATTACTTCATCTTTGCTAGGTTTATATTTTAAAGAAACATCTTTGAAGTATTCTGAAAAATTACTTTCATCAATTATCAACTCTTTGCTCATCTTTTTCCTTTTTTCTAAGAACTACTATTCTGTAGTCGTCTTCTTTATTAACAGTACTTTTTTTGAAAAAATTTCTTGGTCCAGTGCTAGCTATTGTGTATGTCTTGAAGCCTTTGCTTGGGGCACTTAATCTTACTCTAAGCAAACTTCCAGGAACTAATTCATTTTGAAAATTAGCATAATCATCTTTCCATACATTTATAAGACCTTCATCACAATTACAATCTTCTGCTTTTACCTGATAGTATTCTGCCTTTTTACCTTTCTTTTTACTACAAGATATTACCTCTATTTCCACAGGAAGAGTATCTCCAGAATCAGGCTCTAGTGTGTCGAAGGTTAATCCTCCCCTATAATCCGGACTGTCCTTTACATTACTGTGCCAAGCAAATCCATAATACTTCTTTTCACAGGCTACTAAATCATCAAATTCTTTTTTCAAGTTTTTATCAATTTTAGAATCATCAATAACAAAACCTTCTAGTCTAGGTTTCTCCAAATCTTCTTTATCTTCATATCTTTTTTTGGCAGTCTGTATCTTGTTAATCATTTTACATATGTTTTTCCAAGCATCTTTGTTATTAATAATAAGTTTTAAATATCTCTTTTTCCAATCATCACATGATTTACTGCCAATTTTCAAAGAATCTAAATCAATATAGTCTATCTCCCCACTAACTACTTTATTTTTAATAAAATCAGTATTCTCTGCCTCCTTGATCATTGAATAAAGAATCTCTTTATTTTTTTTTGCTGTATTTGCATACCTTTTTTTTCTATCTTGATTTTTCTTTATATAATCTTTATATTTTTCAGAGAACATAAAAAGAGTGTAAGGATCCGAATCGGAGAAGCACCTAAGAGAAAGTAATGGCTTTAATACACTAGAATCTGTTCCGAATCTTTCAACAAAATCTTCAAAGTTTTTATATGGCTGTCTCTTTACTATTTCTTTTGCTATAGGCTCTCCTATTCCTTTTATATTAGAAAAACCAAAATAAATATCATCTCCTATAAGGCTGAAGTTTTCTTTAGACAAATTAATATCAACAGGCTTTAAATCTATTTTATGCTTAGTTATTTCTTTTCTATATTCTTTAATTTTATCGGCATCATTTTCACATGTTAAAATTGCAGTATAAAACTCATGAGGAAAATGAGACTTTAAATATAAAAGTCTTGAACTAATATGAGTATAACATACTGCATGACTTTTATTGAAGCCATATTCTGCAAAACTTTCAATAAGTTTCCATAAATTTTCTAATTCTTCTTCAGAAGAATCCAAGTTCTTTTTTCCATTATTAATAAATGTTTCTTTGTATTTAATAAACTGTTCTACTTTTTTCTTACTAATAGCCTTTCTTACAGCTTCAACATCTCTCATTGGAATATTTCCAACCATGTTCAATATTTTCATTACTTGTTCTTGGTATACAATTACCCCATAAGTATCTTTTAATATTTCGTTTAAAATAGGATGTAATTTATATTCTTCTCTGCCTCTTTTTCTTTCTATGAATCTTTCATGCATTTTACAGTTATGAACAACAATATCTTGAGCAATAAAATTAGGCTCATCGATATAAAGATCATCTTCAATGATTAAAGAAATATCATAACATTCATCTTCGTCAACTTTTTCTATAGAAATTATTTCATCATAATCAATCATTTTTTATACTTTCAAAAAAATTAATAACCCTTTTGTCGTTGCGAAACTTTTTTCTACTCATGTTACAATCATTGAACTGCCAGTAATGAAAAAGAAAATTATTTTCTATCGCATAACTTTCACCAGCCTTTAATTTTGCTTCAGATTTTTCGGCATCAATTTGATAAACATATCCTGATTTTAACTCTACTAAAAATTTTTCATTAATTAAAAAATCCGGAAAATATTTTTTATTTTTGCCGCAATAATTATAAGCAATACAACAAGGTGTTGCAAACCAAGATTTAACATATGGGGAATCATCTAGTAGTTCGGAGAGCCATAATTCAAGTCTCGATCTAAGAAAAAAATCACAATTCATTTTTTTTGAATAGAATGACTTGCCTGTGCTACTAAATACATAGTCAGGATGAACTTTTCGATAATTATTATTACAGTCTTTAGAGCAAAATTTAATTTTAGGTCTTGGCTTTCCTCCAACCCATATAATAATTTGTTTATCACAAAATGCACAATTACTATATTTGGCTTTGCCTTTAGCCAAAGGGTATAATCTCTGGTAGTCTTCGGGTGTCCGCTTTTCTCTCAATTGTTTAAGCTTTTCATTCCCGGCAGATGTGAAAGCAAATAATAATTTTTTTCTTTCTTCGGGAGAAACAGATTTAACCTTACTAACCCAAGCGTCTGACGCCATTTTAACAACTTTTTTTCTAGTCTCTGGTTTGAGGATATCTCCTTTTTCATATGCTTTTTTCATACGCTCAGATCTATTTTTTTTAACATGTGCTTGATTGCTATAATCTTTGACTTTTTTAGCAATTGAAAATACAGTCTCATTAGATTCTTTGGTTTCACCTTTATTCCAAACATCGGGTATTTGATTTTTATATTCTTCTGTTTGCTCGGGAAACATTTGCAAATACTTCGTTTTTTTAATTTTATGAGACGAGTTTAAATGTCTGTAAAATTTGTCTGAAATTTCTCTATTGCATAATTTACATATCATTGTAGCCTCCAGGACTATTCAATAATATGTAGGAGATTTTATTTTAATTTTTTAGCAATTTTTTGCCCAACAGATAATTTTTCGGCTTCAATAAATTCATCTTTATCGGTAAGGATTTTATGTTCATTTGAACACAAAATTACTTTTCCAGATTTAGTTTTAATTTTTAATAATTTTTTATAACCAGTTTTTATTAAAATAAATTTTTCAGTATATTTAATTTTCTTTTTTTTACTTAAATAGGCAATTTTATCTAACCCAGGCTTCAAATCTTTTATTTTTTTATATCCAAGATTTGTATTAACTTTTACATCTTTTTGAAGACAATTCAAAGGACCTGGACGATATAATGATGAGTAGGCAACAAGATCTTCAAATCTTGTAACACCACCAGCTTTAGCTAATGATCTAATACCTGGGCTATCAAACTGAAAGATACATTTAAGGTCTCCTTCATTAGCCATTTCTAGGGATTTTAAATCATTCCTATACTCATCTATGTTGCTCCAATTGCCTTGACCAGGAAATGCACATATTTTATCAATACCTTTTCTATCTTTTATAAGCTTACAACACTTTGCAATCTGAAGAAGATTACTGATCACAAGCAAATCAAATTTAACAAGTCCTACTGGCTGTAGATCTTGTCCATGAAGACCTTCTACCCAAGCACTTGCCTGAGGGCTATCTTTTCTTTTTATAAGAGGAACAAGATCGGTTAAAGGAATAGAGCTTACAATCAAACCTCCAGCATGTATACCTGTCCCTCTGTTTCTATTAATTAGTTTTTGAGCAGCCTTTGCTATATCTGGGTGTTCTTCGCAGTATTTCTTAAGCATAGGATCAGTTTTCATAGCTGAATCCCATGTGAGAACTTTTCCTTCATCATCTTTTGTTTGAAGATTTGTTGTTAAAGCGAGTATTTCTCCTCTTTCTTCTCCGTGAACTCTAACCATATCGATAAGAGAGGATTTAATACCAAAAGTAGTATAGTTTCCTATATTACAGACATATTGCTCTCCAAATGTTTTAGGAGCCCATTCATTCTTTAAAAAATCACGAACAGCAGGAATAAAATCCACATCGATATCCGGAGAATCACCTTGTACATAATTTGGATCTTTTTCTATATCAAAATTTGGTACTATTTCTAGTAGCCAACACACCAAAAGATTATTTTCATTATCTGGATAATTTACATTTCTGGTCACCATATCTAGAAAGTAATTTTCCTTATTTTGAGAAATTATCTCTTGTTTTTCCCATTCTAATCTTTTTTGATATCTTTTATCTTCATACAATCCTTTTTCTTTTAATTTTTCTTCACAAATTTTAAATATGTTTGATTTCATAAAAATATTTTTATTACTCTATATTATATATAGATTATCTACTCACATCAAGGACATATATGAAAAAATCAATGAAAAAAGCAATTCTTATTTACAAAGAAGGAAAATCAATAGAAAAGTCCGCAGCTGAAGCGGAAGTATCTTTTCAAGGACTTCAATATCAACTTAAAAAACTTGGTTTAACAAGAAGTGCCGAAGAAGCCGCTCACAAGAGCTATACATCAGAGAGTTTAAAAGAAGCATTGAGTCTTTACGAAAATGGAAAAAGTTTAAATGAAGTTAATAAAATAACAAAGGTTTCTCTACACACATTGAGAAAAGAAATAAAAAGATTAAAAATATCAAAAAAGAAAATTATTAAATATGATCATATATTAGAAAAATCAATAGATTTATACTTATCAGGATTATCCACCATAAAGGTAAAAAATATAACTGGTATAGGGCTTGGCAAGTTAACAAAAAATCTTAAAAAAAGAGGGCTTATTCGTAGTAATAAAATAAATTCAAGAAAATATCATGTAAATTATGATTTTTTTAAAAATATAGATAATGAACACAAAGCGTATTGGCTTGGTTTTATTTATGCTGACGGTTACATTAGCCGAATAAATAAAAATAAAAAAATTGGAATATCATTAAACATAAAAGATATGGATCATCTAGAGGTTTTTAAAAAACAAATTAATGCTACATATCCAATAAATATTTATAAGTCGAAGTCTTTTGGAGGAGTAGAAATAGAATATTGCAGACTACTTATTACTTCAGATCAATTGTTTGATGATTTAATTGACAAAGGAGTTTTCGAAAAAAAGACATTAATATTAAAATTTCCAAATGAATCTATAGTTCCAAAAAACTTACAACATCATTTTATAAGAGGATATTTTGATGGTGATGGATCTTTCAAAAAAAGTAATGGTAAATATTATGTTTTTAATCTATGTGGTACAAAAGAATTTCTACTAAAATGTCAAGAAATACTTCATAAAAATACAAAACTAGAAAAAAGGCACAAGGATAATAAAAACAACTATAGTTTTTCGATAGGAGGCAGATTACAAGCCAAAAAAATAGGTGATTACTTATACAAGAATGCTACTGTATACTTAGAAAGAAAATATAACAGATATAAAGAAATGTGTTTTTAATTAAATAAAATTTTAGTACAGATGTATAAATATAATCAAAGGAGTAAAATGAAAGTAGACAAGAAAAACGCCATGATTGGCGGAGTCTGTGCTGGTTTGTCGGATTCAACTGGGATACCGACTGCGGTTTTTAGGCTTGCTTTTCTATTTGCATTTTTACTTGCTGGGATGGGTCCTATAATTTATATCATTTTATGGATCATGATGCAAACAAAAGAATAATGGAGAAAAAATGCCTTTCAAAAAATTTAATGAATTCTTAAACGAACAAAAGAAAAATAAGAAGACTAAAAAAAGTGATAAAAAGGCATTAGGAATTAGTGGCGATAAGTCTCTTGTTTATAAACCAAAAGTTCATAAATATGATAAAATTAAAGACAAGGGACTCGGAAATATTGGAGATGAAAAAAACATCTACGAACCAGACACAGGTCCAGAGCTACAGAAAAAAGCTCCAGAATGGCATAAAACAAACATTAAAGAATGGTTAAACAAAACAAAAAAATTATCTGTTTCTGAATTTGCAAAAAAAATTCAAGAAGAAAAAAGTGTAAAAGTAAATATTAATAAAATAAAAAATGCTGAAGATCTTATTGGCAATTTTGTAGAAACATTAAAAAGCAATCCAAAATTAATAGAGGTTGCATCAAGAGAGTTTAACAGATCCGGATTACTTGAAGGTTTTATTGTAGAGCTCAGTAAAATAAAAAGATCAAAAAGAATACACGAATCAATTAGTGAGCCTGTTGGGTTTGAAGACGAAGAAGGCATGGAAGGCATGGAAGATGAAGAAGGCATGGAAGGCATGGAAGATGAAGAAGGCATGGAAGATGAAGAAGGCATGGAAGATGAAGAAGGCATGGAAGACGAAGAAGGCATGGAAGACGAAGAAGGCATGGAAGACGAAGAAGGCATGGAAGACGAAGAAGGCATGGAAGACGAAGAAGGCATGGAAGACGAAGAAGAAGGTTATAGACGCCATCGTCATCGTCACCATCATCATGACGAAGAAGATGATGAGTTTGGGGACGAAGAAATGGAAGATGAAGATGATAGCGAAAATTTAGATAGCGATGATCTTGAGGATCATGGTTATAATAAAAACCAAGATATGGAAGATGATTCGCCCCTAGGGAGAAGATCTGGCATGCGTAGGGATTATTTTTCAGACGAAATTTAAAAAATAAACAATTAACAATTAACAATTATAATTTATGAAAAGTTTTAAACAATTCAAAGAAGAAAAAGAAAAAGAAGAACTAAAAAATAATGATAGGGTAGCAAAAGCTATAAAAATGGGAAATGCCGCGGGCAGTCTTCCACTTAGCTCTCATAAAGAACGAAACGAACGAAGAAAAGACAACATCCCGTCGAAGTACTACAAAGGAAAGTGAAATAATTTACTAAATTAATCCTTAAATTCTAAAATCATACTTCTCCCACCTCTAGATTCTGAAAGAAATCTAGAGAATAGTAAGTCTTCTTTTATAGGATCAACATCCGTTATTCCTAGACAGTAGCATACGAGAGAACCTCCAGCACTCCCTCGACCCGGTCCTACTGCATCGCTTCCATCGCCCCATCCTAATATTTCAGGACAAACTCGTCGGGCTTCATCTGTCATCATTTTTTGAATAAGAAAATAACTACTAAATCCTTTTCTCTTGATTAATGATATCTCTTCTTTTATTCTTGAAGAATATACTTTTGTTTTTGGTAAATTTCTTTTATTAAAACCTTGTACGACCAAATCTCTTAATTTGTCATCAGAATTTTCAATATTAGGCAGCTTTAAACTTCTATCGAAGGTCACACCTTTTGCCATTTCGCATATTTTAACTGTATTCTTTTTAGCTTCTTGAAACAATTCATATGGAATAATATCTTTGTAATCACTTAACCATTTTTCATTAAGCTCTTCTTCACTCTTCATCCAAAGATTAGCATCTTGAAGCTCAAAAAAATCAACCATTGCATCTTTTTGTTTTGCTTCTTCTATCTCCTTTAAAGTTCTATTTGTTTGAATCATCAACATTAATCTTTGATAATGACTATCTTCTTTTTTGCAATAATGAACATCACAACTTACGATCAAAGGTAATTTATATCTTTCATGACACTTGATTATAAAAGCGTCATAAGCAAACTGTTTTTTAAAGTCTAGTAGCATTAATTCTAAATAATAATGCTCTCTACCAAACATTTCCAAATGCTTTTCAAGCATTTGGAATCCAGCTTCTTCTCCACCCTTGTCAAAAGCTCTACCTATCTCGCTATTATAGCAACAGCTTGTAAAAATAAGACCTTCTCTATGCTTTTTTAATTGTTCGTAATTGACTCTAGGCTTTCTATAGAAGCCTTTAGTCCAACCCCAACTAGTTAAACGTACTAAATTTTTATAGCCCTCTAAATTGTACGCTATAGCCAGCAAGTGAGGACTAGCTTTAAAAACATCCATCTCATCTGGAGATAATTCTTTTGTAAAATCTTGAAGATCCTCAAGACCAGAACTTTCTGGTTGTAATGAATTTATATATAATTCTGAAGCAAATATTGGGGATAATTTATTTTTATCTTTATGTTTATCACATATCTTATCGCATATTTTAATTTGTCTGGGTACAGCTCCTAACATTCCGTGATCTGAAACTGTTAAGAATTTTTGATTAATTTCAACGGCGCGATTACCTGCTTCCTCAACGGTTTGAAAACCATCAAGCAAAGAATAGTCTGTATGGAGGTGAAGATGTTCAAATCCAACAATTTCTACCTTATCTTTCATGCAACAACTTTCCATTCTTTACCAGTAAAAATGTATAACACGTTAAGATTATTGTTAAAATAAAGATCCCCAACTTTTAAATTTTTTGGAGGTAATCCTACATACACCCCACTATACTGTTTTTTCGAAGTTTTATTTATAAAAGATTCAAATAATTTATTTTTTTCTTTTTTTATAGCCATGAATATAATTCTAGCAGAAGGCTGCTGATTTAGCAATCTATTGACTTTTTTAAAAATTTTTGTATCATAAATTACATGAACAGATTAAAAAATCAAAGAGCTTATCTTGCAGGAGCTATAGATCGTTGTCCAAATTTAGGAATTGCCTGGAGAGAATCCATAACTCCTTTTTTAAAAGAAAAAGGAGTTACTGTTTTAAATCCAATGAAAAAATCTATAAATCTTGGCAATGAAACAGGTGAATCTAGAGATCATAGGCTTAAACTTAAAGAGTCTGAAAACTATGATCAACTAAGTGTTATGATGAAAGAAATAAGAAATATTGATCTTAGAATGGTTGATATAAGTGATTTTTTGATAGTTAATATAGATTTAGATATACACCCATGCGGCACCTACGAGGAAATTTTTATAGCAAACAGATCAAAAAAACCAATAATAATTCACATGGAACAAGGAAAAATCAAAACTCCAGACTGGTTATTTGGAACATTACCTCATAGCATGTTTTTTTCTACATGGGAAGATATTAAAAAATATTTAACACATGTAGATAGCGAAGAATTTATAGAAACTAAAAACAGATGGAAATTTTTTAATTTATGTTAGAATACAGAATAAGTTGTGGACATATTCAAGGAGGTTGGTGTTCAAGCTGTATAGAGCTTTGGAGAGAAGCATATGATAAAGGAAAAAAAGATGCGTCTATTGCTAAAAAAGGCTATATGTGCAAAACAGAATATGAATGTGAATTAGGAATTGCTTCTGGTGGTTGTAGAGTTTTTTCTAGTATCGAGGATATCAAGAATCATAAATCGTGTTGGAAAGACTGTGGCATAGTAGAGGTAGAAATCAATTATAAAGGCATATTATAATTTTAATAAAAAAAAGCACCCAAAGTTATTTTGGGTGCTTTTTTATTTTTTCTAATCTAAGTTATTATACAATCAAATTTTTTCTATCACCCCCTTTCTGTGTATTAACTTAAGATTTTTTCTATTATTATTCATAAATAAACTAAGCTTTTTAGCTCCTGTTGGGTTCACATAAAAAATACATACATTCTATCTGACTAGAACAATGAAAACCTGCTACCTTAGAAAAGGTGGCATTTAGATAGTTTTCAAATTCTTTAAAATCCCATTCTCTAACGTGAGCGGGATTAATTGGCGGTCCTTGCCAAGACTTTTCTCCATAATTCATGAATCTACTTCTTAATATTTCTCTGTCTGGTGTGGATATTACTAAATAATTATAGTCAAAAGAATTAATATATTCAATAAGATTATCTGGATCTATTATATGTTCAATTACATCTGCACAGATTATTATATCACATTTCTTATTAAAATTTGGAAAACTTTCTTCTGATTTTCCGCTATTAATCCACTCTCTATCTGGATAGTTGTTCTTGAGAAAAGAGAAACATGGTTCAGTTTCAATTCCAATTGTCCAGTTTTTTTCAAAATATTTTATTAATTTATATCCAGAACCACAACCTATATCAATTACTGTGTTCAGGCTATTTTCATCTAAAAAACTTTTTGCAAATCTATATACCTCATCTTGAGCTTCATCAGAATAACTTCTATCATCATGATGTGTGGGATTAGGATTTATTTTATAATCTTTGTAAATAAAATAATTTTGTTTATTCATAATGGAAAAAAGTTTGGATTGGTAAAAAAAACATTAATTTCATTGAAATTAGAAACATCTATTGGCTCCCAAGTTTCTGGTCTTGGTCCCCAATCACTCGGTGCCATTTTTTCTATAATAAACCCTTTGTCAAACATCCATTTTTTAACATCTTCAAGAGTATATTGATCTTTGTATAAGGTATTATTTTTGTAGTTTACAGTCTCCAAGACACCAGCTTTAACAATTTTATAAAAATTATTGAGACCAATTAAAACATTTAAATCATGACCTTGTGCATCACAATGAAGCCAATCTATTCTTTTTATATTATTTTCAATTATAAAGTTTTCTAGGGTTATTACATCTACCTCTATTTTATCTATATTATCTAATTTAACATTATTCCAATTATTTTTTTCATTAATATCTGACAGAGAACTACAATCTTCAGATTTTAAAATATTAAATGAATGTCTCCCAGAAAAATCACTTACTGCTTTACATGTTAAAGTATAATTAGGCAAATTTTTTATTTTTGAATTAATTATATTACAAAATCCTGGGTGTGGTTCAAAAGCAAAAACAAAATCGCCATTCATGGCTCTCCATATAGAATCTTCCCCATCATTTGCACCTATATCAAATACTATATTCATATTAATTAAATTTGATCTTCGCCCAACTTCTGTGTACTGGCTTGGGATTTTTTCCATTGCTCAAATTCTTCATAGATACTCTTAGCTTGATTATCAAGCTGTTTTAGTTCTTGTTGAGTTTTTTCATAAACTTGCTTAAAAGCTTCTTTTTTCTTTTTCTTTTCAGTATGTATTTCTGCAATTTTTTCAGAAAATTCTTGAAAATTATCAGTCAAAAGAAATTCTAGTTGCTTGTCAACTTCATCTTTCTTCTTTGGAAGATCTGTCATAGCCTACTCCTGAGTATAGTTGTTAGAAAATAAAAATTCTACGAACATTAGAATTGTTTATATCATTTATTTTTGGAATCTTCAATGATATATTCATTACTTTGTCTGTTATATCTAATCCAGAATCAACTAGTTTTAGTTTGTAAAATATTTTTAATTCATCATCAGACAACATTGACATTAAATCTCCAAACGTTTTATCTTCAGTCCATGTTTCTACTACTTTATTGTCAATACTATTAAATATATTTATTAAATTTTCAATTTTCATAAAATCAATCTGCTTCTCCATATATGTCTTTAGCAGTTCCCATTTTTGAATTTCTTTCTGCGATTCTTCGCTCTGTTTTTGCTTTTTCCATATTGTAGCCCGCCCTGTAACTAAAACTATCCCATTTGCTAGTGTCTCCGGGCGATGTAAAAGTTGTTCCAAAACTTGATGGAATCTTTTCTTTAGATTTACTTCCACAAAATTCACATGCCACACCCTTATATTGATTTTTCGGATCATGACTCGTTAGGACTTCATATCTTTTTTTACATTTCTTACAAGAAAATTCGTAAATTGGAATAATTCACCTACTCTTTCATCTCTAGTGTTTCTATTAAAAACTTATATGTGTTTTTAATTTTATTTAATTTATATTCTTCTGAATAAAAAAACCAGAAAATATTACTTTTACAAAATTTAAAACATTCAAATAATATTTTTGATTTTAAATTTTGTTCTAAAATATGAAGATGAAAACCATCAATTGCAGTCTGTTGAGAAAGTATGCTTTCATATTCTCCTTCATCTATAAATCGATCATCATCTTCATATTCATCATCATCGTTATCGTCTATAAATCTCATTTTTTTTTCCTTGTAAAATCGGAATGATCTTTCAGTTTTAAATGTTTTTTAGCAAGAAAGTAAACATGTTTTAAAAATTGTTTAGGAGTTTTGATGTTTGAATCCAAATACTCTGGAGATATCTGGAATGCAAAGTTTTCTACACTTTCGTCCCAAATTACACAAACAATATCTTTTTTAGATAATTCTTGTAAAACATTAGAACAAACTCTTATGCTTAAATCTCTAACTATTTGAGAAAATTCTTCAAACTTTATAACTTGTCCTACGTGGGTTTCATGTATAAAACCTTTAAAAATAACATCCGATTCTTTTTCTGGAAGGAGGTATTTTAACTCATCTTTAAATTTTTTAGTAGCTTTAAACTTATCGTTATCTAGATTTGGAAGTTTTTTATTGTTATTAGTGTATATAAAATGCCAATAAGCTATATGTCTTATTTTTTCGTGAACTAAATCGTAGTCGTCTATAACTATGACTTTTTCATCTTCCTCATCCTCTTCGTCAAACATAAAATTTATTTCCTTATCAATTATTAGAGATAATTTTATTAAAATTTTCAGATAATTCTTTATAAGGAGCAAAAATTTTATTTTTGTCCAATCCTTTATAAAAAGGTCCATAAATAAAATCAGAAATCAAATAAGCTTGAATTTCATCTTTTAATACTTTTTTACAATATCCCATTGATAATAAATTTTTACACATATTATTAAATGTTTTTTTATCTATTTTTGATATAATTTTATTTACTTCTTTTTTATAAGAAGAATTTAAATAATAAAAAGCATGACACATTTCATGTTTATAATCACACTTTTTACTTTCATCTATTCCTATTATGTAAGCTTTTTTATCTTTTATTGTATCTTTAATATTATTAATTATTTCTTTAAAAACTTCATCATAAACATTTTCTACTTTGTTCAATTCATAGCAGTTCTCAGCAACCTCTAGAGGAAAGTTGTAACCAGACCAATCAAATGGATATGTAAATCCATTATACTCTCTGCTATACCATTCGATGTAGTCCCATATACTAAATATTTTATTTCTAAACTTAAAGTTAGGAGATTCATAATATTCTTGAACTCTACAAAATAACATTCCTCTATCATATCTATCTTTTACAGATATCATGAACACACAAGGCTTAACTTGTTTTATTTTAAATTTAATTGTCATAGTAGTTTTATTTTTTCAGTTGTTGATATACATTCTTTTGTAGGACATATAACAACTTCTGAAATTCCATATCCAACAACGTCTTCTGGTTTATAGTCTCCACCCTTAACTATAGTATCAGGTTTTATTGATTTAATCAAATCTATTGGTGTTTCTTCTTTAAAGCTTAAAATAAAATCTACACATTCTATTGATGACAAAATGTCTATCCTGTCATCTAGGCGTAGTATTGGTCTATTTTCACCTTTTAAATTTCTAACACTCTCATCACTATTCAAAGCAACTACAAGTTTATCTCCTTGAGATTTTGCAAATTTTAAACACTCTATATGTCCGGCTGTTAATCCTGCATCGAAGCAGCCATTTGTAAAAACAAGTTTAAAATCTCTTTGAGATAACAAATCTTTATCAACAACTTTAGTGTTTAAAATTTTATAAAAATCTAAATATGATAAATTAGAATTATTGTTTTTTGTTACATAAAAATAGCTTATGTTAAAACTTATTTCTGCTGCTTGGTGTATAGTAAATCCTAAAAGGAGTCCAAGTGTTAAATAGCTTATAAAACAATCTCCTCCTCCAATTACGCTAACTTTTGATTCTTTTTTTCCACTTTCATATTTAAAAAAATTATTTTCATGATCCATTCCATAAAAACCATTATAGGAATCTGTTATCAGTACATTTTTACAGTATAAATTTTCTTTAAAATATTTACATTGTAAAAATGGATCTTTTTGTTTACTTAAACTTAACGCCTCACTTCTATTTGGCTTAAATACATCGCAATTTATCCATTTTTCTAGTGGTCCGTGTTTAGGATCTACAATTGATAGTGCATATTTATAATTAATATTATTTGAAAAAACTCCTTTAGAATAATCAGAAAAAATGCAAGCATCTGCCCCACTATTTTTCAATCTCTTCAATAGTTTGTCTTGATAAAAACCTATATTCTCTATTCCGAAATTATTTTGTTCTACATCCCATCTAAACAAAGGAAATGAATTGTTATAAAATCTTTTTTTTCTTGGAATTTTATTTGGATGAGGTATGACTATGCAGCTTTCAACATCTATTTTATTTTTTACATATTGTTCGTATGCAAAACCATCAAGAAGACTATAGAACAATACTTTTATATTATTAAAATTTAATAATTGTCTACAAACATTTCCTGCTCCTCCTGGTAGTATTGTTTCTGGATCATCACTTGCTGTTAAACTTACTGGGATAGGAAACTCTGGGCTGATTCTATTACTCACCACATTATAGTATTCATCAAGAATACTATCTCCGAAAACAGCTATTTTAAGATTAGATTTTCTAAGTTTATTAAAAAATTCTTGAATCATATATTCCAGTCTTGATCAAAGCCTCCTAATGCTTCAGCAACTGTTGGTAGTTGTTCGCAAAAAATTTGCTTACACTCTTTTGCAATAACCATGTGTTCTTTTTGAGTTCCATTTTTTTCTCTAAGCGAGATGTATGTTATCCAACTACGAATAGTAGCGTTTGCATAAAGCCTTGTTGGTGTTGCTAAAGGTAAAACAAATCTAGCACACTCTTTGGCTATTCCGTCTTCTATCATCCCGTCATATATTGCTTTAGATTTAGCTAGATGTTCTCTGATTTTTGTATTCCATTTTGATTTAATCTCGTCACTTACATCATCTATACTATTTTGACGGTTTTTATTATCTTGACTACGTAATTCAAAAAGTGGAATATCATCACACAATAATGTTGTGTCCGAATATCTTTGGCTAAATTCTTGGAAATTCATGCTTCTATGTCTTAGAATTTGAGCAGCTAATCCTCTTGTTGTGTTAATTTCTAAACACATGTTAGCCATTTCAAATATACTCCAATGTCTATTTTTTATACAATAAGATAATAGTTTAGAATAATTTTCATTATCTTGGTTGTTTGGATTGCTTACCCTCGCACAATAAGCCATTATTTTTTCAGCATCGGGAGTTATTGTTTTAAATTTTACAATCATTTTTTGCTCCATTGTTAAATGCAATTGTAGCAAAAAATTATATTACGTTCAAAGTTCTTGATCCATCTCCAGCCATAGGTGGGGCGTTGTAATTATCTACTCCTGTTTCCATTCCTGGATTTACTGGGTCCGCCTCTTTCATATTGGAAGATTGCTTTTTTAAATCATTGTTTATTGAATCTTCTGGTTTGGGTAGTCCATCTTCTTGCTTTTGGTTAACCTTATTTAAGGTTGATCCCTTTCCAGAAACTAAACTTTCTAGCTCTTTAATACAACTCATTATTAAAGCTTTTGTGTCTATGTTAAAAGTTGGAGTTTGAGGATCTAAATATTTCATTAGATTTATAGCAATTTTTTGAACAGTTTTTAAATATACAGGATTTGCTTTTGTTTTTAACAAAGGTCTCATTCTATTTACAACATTCATTAAATAATCATCGGTATCTTTTTTACTCATAACTCCAGAATCTTCATATATTGTTTGAAGAGCTGTAAGTATGTCTCCAACCTTAACAATAAAATAATTTTCATTATTTTCTTTTAATAAAAATTCTTTAAATCTCATAAAAATATATATACCTACAGGAATATTTCCTGCCAGGATTTTTATTTGCCTGTTGATCCAAAACCACCAGAACCTCTATTTGTTTCTTGTAATTTATCCGATAATTCAAATTCAAAATTATAATGTGCTTCAATTATTAATTGAGCTATTTTATCTCCAATATTGACAACATATTCTTTATTATCTGTATTAAATAGTATCACTCCTAATTCTCCTCTATAGGAGCTATCGATTACTCCAGCAAGAACATCAATTCCATTTTTAAAAGCAAGTCCAGATCTAGGAGCTATTCTTCCATAATAATTTTCTGGAATTTCTATGGATACCCCAGTTTTTACCAATGCTCTTGATAAAGATGGAATTAAAACTTTTTCTACCGAATATAAATCTGCCCCCGCATCTGTTGCGTTTGCCCGACTTGGAATCTTAGCCAGTTCATGTAGTTTTTTAACTTTTATCATTTTAAATTACTCCTTGTTTAATTTCCGAATCTCTATTGTTTTTTTAAAATCAATTTCATGCTTAGCTAAAAGCGAATTAACAACAACGTGATAATTATTTGCAAATGCATACCCTAGTCTATAGCCTTCTATGTGGGCTTGTTTTAATAAATTTTCAATTTCTTCTTTATTCACTTTTTTTATTCCTACTCCCTCGTTTCCGGTAGCTCCTTTTATCATTTAACTTTTTATCTAGAAGCATGGTTATATTATACAAACCTATACCTGCAAATAAAAATAAAATAGGAATTGTTATCTTCCAAAATATTAAAATATAAATAAAAATCCAAGCTAGTAGTGGGAATTCATCAAGATTTCCAGCAGCGTCTAGTGTTAGGGCTATAATAGGAAACAAAATAATAAAAGGAAGAACAATATAATTAAAAATTTTTATTAAAAATTTAAAAAACAACCTCAACATTGAAGCTAGATCGGCTATAAAATCAGATAGTTTCATTAAAAATTTTCCATTCTTTTAATTTTTGTTTTTTTAATATGTAGTTTAAAGGTCCTCCATGCCTTAAAAATCTTTTTTCAGCTTGTTTTACCTTATCTTTTGAAGCCCAACCTACAATCTCTACCAATCTTAAATTAATTTCAGGATTATAAGCACAAAGAACATAGCCTTGAGCATTCTCATTAAAGTGATGGACTTCCACTCTTAGATAAGGATCATTAAGATATGTGGTAGTTTTTACACTCCATTTTCCATCAGGCAAATCAATTCCATCATCTCCATGATTATCAAATATTCTAGTGTCTATTTCAACACCAATACTTTTAGCCACAGCATATTCGCCAGCTAAGCCAATAAAATGAGCTCTTGCACTTCCTTGCTTTCCTCCATATGTCATAGATCCAAATCTATGTTTTTTTTCATTTCTTTGCTTTGTGATATCTCTAAGAAAATAGAGATCATAATTTTTAAGATTAATAATCATAATTATGATTCACAACTTGAACAGGTTAAAATAGATCTGGCTAATTCTTGGGCTGGGTTTGCACTTCTTTGATAGTAGAAAGTTTTAATCCCCATCTCCCAACCCTCTATTAATAGGGAATTAACTTCCTTTGGAGGTGTGTTAGGAGGAATCATTAAGTTTAAAGATTGAGACTGGTCGATGTATTTTTGTCTTTGAGAAGCTTGGATGACTATTTCTTTTTGACTAATTTCTCCAAAAGTCTTAAAAACATCTTTTTCTTCTTGGGTAAGAAAATCTAAATGTTGTACTGATCCACCTCTAATCAAGATAGTCTTCCATGTATCATCATTATGTTGATCATATTTTTTAAGAATTTCTTTCAAATATGGATTTTTATAAGTAAACTTTCCTTTTGCAAGATTTTTAACAAAATAGTTACTATTTAAAGGCTCTATACTGGGGCTTACCTGCCCTAGTATAAAGCTACTTGAAGTTGTAGGGGCAACAGCCAAAGTGGTCACATTTCGTCTACCATAGCCTTTAAGAAGATCTGGTTCTCCGTATTCCTTAGCCATATCTTCTGTAGCCTTATCTGCTCTTTGTCTAATAGTTTTCCAAATTTCAACATTAAGAAGCTTGGCTTGCATCGACTCGAATGCAATCATTTTAGATTGCAAAAATGAATGCCAACCTAAAACGCCCATCCCTAATGCTCTTTGGTTTTTTGCGAAATTATGGGCAGCCTCCATATATTTCACACCTTCAGTTTTTTGAACAAATTCCTCATTAACAGCATCAAGAAAATAAACCAATGTTTCTACAGCATCGGTATCTTTGATTTCATCCCAATGAAGTAAATTAAGACTGGATAAAACACATACAAAAGAGTTGTTTTCATCAGATACAAGACTTATTTCAGAGCACAAATTACTACTTTTTATCTTTAGTTTATTATCTTTATAAACTTTTGGTGCTGCTTTGTTTACATTATCAGTAAACATTATATAAGGATAACCTGTTTCAAATCTTTTCTGTATTACTTTAGCCCAAATTTTTCTTTTGTCTTTGTCTCCATCAACAAGATCTTTCATGAATTTATCAGTAACAGTAACACCAATACTCATATTTTGAATAGAATGTCCTTCAGATCTAATCTGGAGGAACTCTTCGATATCGGTGTGCTCTACAGGAAGATAAGCTGCAAAACTTCCTCTGCGTGCTGACCCTTGACTAACTACATTTGCAACCTTGTCAAATATTTCCATAAAATGAACAGCACCACTAGATTCTCCGCCAACACTAATAGGAGTCCCTCTGGCTCTTAGATCTCCGAAATATCCGCTGGTTCCTCCTCCTAATTTAGACATCATTCCCACTTCAGCAGTTTTAGTGAGAATAGACTCCATAGTATCAGATACATGCGAGTTAAAACAACTTACAGGCAATCCTCTTTTATTTCCAAAATTGGTCCATATTGGTGTTGCAAGACTATAAAAGCCTTTTGACATATAGTTTTGGAATTTTTCAGAAAATCCTTTTATTTTAAGTATTTTCTCTGCATTGTCTGCTATTTGTTTGATTCTTTCTTCAGGTGATACACCTTCTTCCAGGTAACCTCTTTCGAGAAATAATCGACTATGGGAATTGAGCCAATAATAATCTTTGTTTGCTGTCATTTTTGTGCTTTCTGGGTGTTTTATTATACCGTAGATTATTTAAAATTAAAACAGATCTTCTTCAGAAAAACTTTGAGATTTTTTAGAGTACTCTGTCACTCTTGAATGAAAAAAATCTGTGGAGTTGTTTCCTAAAACCTGCTCTTCAAACCAAGTTGTTTTTGAAAGCACTTCTTTATCAACATCAAATATTTTATTATAACCAATTTGTTTTAAAGAATCATTCATTCTATTTTTCACAAACTCTTTTAATATATTTGAATTTAATTTTTCAGAAACATATCCATTCACAATCCACTCTATTATTTGCATTTCATATTTTACAGCTTCTTTAGATTCACTTAATATTTTTTCTTCAAGCTCTTTATCAAATAATTCTGGGTGTTCTTTTCTTATTACATTGATGATCTTCATTCCTATCATTGCATGAAGATTTTCTTCTCTTGAAGTATATTCTACTTGTTTATTAGTATCCTTTAATAAATTTTTATACCTACCGAACCAACTTATAGTATAAAACTGGGAGAAAAGAGCTATATTCTCAACAAATAAAGTGAAAAGTATTAAAGAATAAATAAATTGTTTTTTATTATCTGAGTGGAATCTACGCAGATGTTTTCTTAGATAATTAACTCTTCCTTTAATAATATCTAATTCTAAAATATTATCAAAAGCATCATCTATTCCAAGAACTTCAAGAAGACGCTCATAAGCATCTCCATGAATTACCTCTGTGTTTGCCATAACGTAACCCATATCGTTAATGCTGGGGTGGGGTAGGTTATCACCTAATTTAGCCCAAAACTTCTTAACGCTTATTTCAAGTTGTCCAATTGTAGCCAAGGCTCTTGTGATTATTTCTCTTTCTTGTTCAGTAAGAGAAACCTTAAAATCTTGTATGTCGCTTTGAAAATTAAATTCTTTATCTGTCCAGAACCCATTATGCATACTAGCAATAAAATCTTGTGTCCATGGATAATGATCTGGCTTCCTGCTAATTTGTTCGTCGAATATCATAATAAAAATCTCCTAGTTTTTCTCTTAGCAGTTATCTAATGTTCTAAGTGTTAAAAATTTTTTTTATTAATTTTTGCCTTAAAAATAGATATTTTTAACGGTTCAGGATTATACAATTTTATAAGATTCTGATCAATCGGATGATTTATTTTCATCGACTTCTAGTTTTGATATTCCGTTTTCCATTTTTAATTTAATAGTATCACAACCAGAAAGCATGTTTAATAGATCTATATCATGGGTGGTTATAAAAATTTGTCTTTGTTCCGATAGTTCGCAAATCATATTGTATATTCCTTGAACTCCCACTGGATCTATGTTAGTCGTAACCTCATCTAAAAAACATAAACTTGGACAAGTGTTGTTGACCAACATCATTATGTGTGCAAAACTTTGACTAACAGCTAGATTTAGCCTTCTTTTTTGACCCGCACTCATTGTGTAGTAGAAAAATTCTACATTTTCTTCTAAGTTTTTGTGTATGGTTTCTTCTAGTTCGTTATTAAATTCAATTTTAATTCTATTGTCGTCCAACACTTGCATCCAGTATTCTAGCCTACTGTTTAATGCTGGAATAATGCTGTCTACGACCCATTTTCTGATTCCGGAGTCTCCAAAAGCTTCTGTCCAGAATTCGTAATATGGAATATGCTTTTCTATATCTTTTATGTTTTTTTGTTTTTTTTCTAAATTATCTTTAGATTTGTCTAAGTCGTTTTTCAATTCATTTATTATATCTTTGTAGGGACTATTTTCATAAATTTCTTTATACTTTTTAGCTTCCTCTTTCATCAATTCTATTTCTTTTTCTATTACATTTTTAGAATTATTGGACTCAGGTTCTTTTACAGAACTTAATTTTATAAATTCACTTCTAAGTTTTGATATAGAAGATTCAAGATCCTTTTCTTTTTTACAAATATCTTTAAAAGAAGTTTCTTTTTCTTTTAAAGATTCGCTTTCCTTAGAAAAATCTAATTCTAAAATATCTTTCAATATTTTATCAATTTCAGATTGAATAGACTCATTTGATTTTTCATATTTTTTAATTACACCCTTATAATTTTCTGGGTTTATTTCACCATAACAGTTTTTACAAACTTGACCTGTCTTGTTGCTTTTTAACAATAATATTTCTTTATTATTTTTTTCAACTTCTGTTGTTTTTACACGCTTATCAAATTCAAGATTTTTTATATTTTCTTTGTTAGAATTTATTTTTTTATTAAGAGAGTCAATATCAATTTTTAAATTATTCTTTTGCTCAGATATTTTTTTAAACTCTAAACTTTCTGTTTCTATTTTTTTATTTACTTCTACAGATTTGGACCTAGATACTTGATAATTTTTTAACTCTTCATCATCATTTAAATTTTCAAGTAATTTTTCTTTTTCTTTTATTTTAGATATTATGTTTTTGATTTCGTTTTGTCTATCTAATTTCCACTTTTTTTCAGTCTGTAAAGAGTTTTCTATTTTATTTTCAATAGATTTATTGTTATTTAATATTAGTTCATATTCATTAGAAAGTTGTTTTAAATTAGATTTATTTTCTTTTAATAATATCTTACTGTTTTCAAATCTTTGTTTATAAACAGAAAGAGAAAGTAAATCTTCAATTATTTCTCTTTTTTCGGGAACCGTTGCCTCTAGAAAACAATTTACTTGATCATCGGTAAACACTGAAGTGCTTAAAAATGATTCATAAGATAAACCTATTATCTCTTCTATTCTTTGTTGTGTGTCCTGACTTTTCCCTTGTGTGTATTCATCCCATTTATCACCATCAAATTCCCATAATTTAAGATAATCTGGTGATCTTCCTCTTTGAATTTTATATTTATCAAAGACAACTTCGGTCTTGCAACCTTTTTTATAAATGTTGTGAATTACATCATTTTTATTAAGTTTTTTTGGATTTTTAATAGTTTTTCCATACAAAGTCCAAACTATTATTTCTTGGATACTACTTTTACCAGAACCATTGCTACTTTCTTTGGTGTTGGCATCTTTGTAGTCTATATTTTCTCCCTTAATCAATATTATATTTCCTAGTGACTCAAAATCTATTTTTATTCCCTCTGGTCCGAATGGGAGGAAGTTTTGAGCCGATGCACTTTTAAATTTTAAATTTTTCATTGAACCTTATACTCACAGATTTTTTTACCAATTTTAACAAGCAAGTCTTTGTCTAAACTTACTTTAGATTGACTAACATATTTCTCAAGCATTTCTTTTTCATCATACACAACATCTTTAATATCTTCTGTAGGTTTGTTTTTCTTGGAAATATTTTGTTTTATTTTAAAATCAACTATTTTATTTTCGTTTAACAAATCTTTCTTCAACTTTATTATATCAACATTAGACATATCATCAACGAGAAGGTGTACAAAATTTCCGTTTAAGTCATACTTTTTAACATCTTCTTTTGTTAATATAAAATGCTTTGGACTAAAATCATTTTTGATATATTTTTTCTTTCTTGTTTTAGAGTCTAACAATATTAGATGCTTATCCTCAAAAGCTTCTCCAAAACTTAATTGTAATGGGGAGCCAATATATTCTACTTTAGCATTAACTTTTTGTTCAGAATGAAAATGTCCTAAAAATACTTGTTCATATTCCATGAAAAGATCAGTGTCTACTGAAACCATATCTCCTTCATGCTCAACAACAATATCGCTAGAATATTTACCTACATGCATTTTTGCTTGATTTAAAGCAATATGTCCAATTAAACATTGTTTTTCACCTTCAAGTGAATTTAATGTTTTCAAACTACTTACTGGATTTTGGGTAAAAGGAAGAAAATCCCAATTTAAACCATCTATTTCGAACCTAGAGGGTTTTGAGATTACTTTAACACCTTTGATTGATGAAAATGGATGGACGCTACTTATATCTGTGTTTTCATAAAACCAAAGATCATGATTTCCAAGTAAAAACCAAATATTAATATTGGTATCTTTTATGCTATTTTTAAGAGTATCATAAGCTCTGTGGTATGTGTAGATATCAATTTTCTGACGATCATGAAAAAAATCTCCACCAAATAATATATTTTTTACATTATTTTCTTTAGCTACATTAAAGACCCAGGGTATTATTTTTAAACAATCCTCAAGTCTTTCTAAGCTTTTTTTATGAGGATGAATATGAAGATCGCTAAACAACAATATATTTGCCATGAAATTTTTATATCATGTTTCAAACTTAAATTCCAGTATTATTTTTGATCATCATTCTGAAAACATCTTCTCAGCCAACTTGACCCAAAGACAGATCAAATACAGCATTAACGGCACCCAAATAGGGACGAGCAATAAAATAACAAACCACCACGGAACACCGAACACAAGAATTGGCATCATCCCTCCTCATATTCTTTTTGTTTTTGATCTTTTTGATCTTTTTTATCCTCTTCTTTTGATCCTCCTAAAATTCTTTCTAATACATCCCAAATATTGTTACTTTTCAAACCTTGTGGTTTCATACCAGCAGCACCAGTTGCACCAGGTCCACCTAAACCACCTAAATCCATTGAAGGTCCACCGGGAGGTCCGCCCATTCCCATAGGTGGTCCTCCACTAAAACCTGGGGGCGGTCCTCCAGCACCTAAATCAGGAATTGAACCTAAATCTCCTGCGGGAGCGGCTGGGGCTGATCCTCCGGGTGATCCTCCAGATGGAGGAGGTGGAGCAGCATCTGCTTCTTTTAAAAGTTTGTATTTTGAATATGAAATCATAATAATATATATTATATTATGAAAAGTTTTAAAACTTGGCTTGAAGAAGAACAACCAATATCAATTCAACCTGGACTTGTCGGTGGTCCTCTTGACACTCCAAAAAAATCTTGGAGTGGAAAGAAAAAAGAAATAATAAATTTTTGGAAAGCACTGCCAGAAATGCCATTGTTGGTTACTCCTATTCCTAATATTCATAAAGGATCTACATTCGCTGAGGACGGCATCAGAATTACTGGAAGTCCTAACTATATTTATAGCGTTTTAACTCGTTTAAAAGATTTTTTACCATTGGAGTCCGATACAACCAAGCTTCAACTTTTGTTTAGAGAATCAGATAAAATTAATCCAAACCGTCCAAATAAAAAATCTTATGCTTTTTATATACAAGTAAAACAAAGAGGCGGAAAAACCCAGCAATCTTAGTATTTCTATTTTACTCTCAAGAGGCTATAATGAGTTTTTTGAGAAAATATTTTTATGATAGAAATAACCAATGAGCAAAAAGATGTCATTAGAGGAGTTTTAAAAGATTTAAAAAACAAACAATACGTCACACTGGGTGGTTATGCTGGGACTGGTAAAAGCACAATAATAAACATACTTAAAAACAAATTAAGTAATTTTGCAGTAGGAGCATACACAGGAAAAGCTGCAAATGTTTTGCGTCTTAAAGGAATGGGTGATGCCAGAACAATTCACAATTTAATTTATTATCCTGTAAAAGAGGAAGAAGAAACCATTTGGCTAAAATGTCCTTATGTAGAATTTGATGGATTCATAATTGACGAAGCAAGCATGGTCAGCAGAGAGATTCATGAAGATTTAATGAGTTATAGAAAACCAATTATTTATATTGGAGATCATGGACAACTAGAGCCTATCGGAAGCAAATTTAATTTAATGCAAAATCCAGATTATAGACTGGAAACAATCCATAGAAATGCTGGAGATATAGCCTATTTTGCCGATCATCTTAGGCAAGGAAACTGTCCTAAGAAATTTGAATCTTCAAATAAAGTTAAAATAATTAATAAATCTATCATAGAAGATGATCATTTATTAAAAGCAGAGCAAGTAATATGTGCTTTTAATAAAACAAGAGTTTCAATAAATAATAGGGTTAGAAATTCTCTAAATCTACAAGAAGTAATAAATATAGGCGAAAAAATAATTTGCCTTAGAAATAATAGAAAGCTACAACTTTTTAATGGAATGCAAGGCATAGTCACAGAGCTTCACAAATTTCATAGATTTAGTTTTATATCTGGCGATGCTCTGTACTCTAACATGCTTTATGATTATAATCAATTTGGTAAAGAAAAGAATGAGTTTGAATTTTTAAGTGATGAAAATCCTTTTGATTATGCTTATGCTATCACAACACACAAGAGTCAAGGCGATAGCTTTAATTCAGTGATAGTTTTTGAAGAAAAATGCGACAAATGGTGCCATAAAAGATGGAGTTATACGGCAGCAAGCAGAGCGAAAAAATTACTTATTTGGGCAATTTCAGAAAGATATAAACCGAGTTATTTATGACAAAACTTATTTTACAAAATGATTTTAGCTACCTAGTTTCAGAAGACAATAGTTTAAAAAGTTTGCTATCTAGTAGTTTGAAATTTAGAGAAAAAAATTATTTTCATAACAGAAGATATAAAATGAAAATATGGGATGGATATGTAGATTTCTTTCAAAAAGAAAATGGAAAGTTTCTTACTGGGTTGCTTCCAGAAATTAAAGCAGTTCTTAAAAAGAAAGATATAAACTATGAAATAGAAGACAAAAGAACAAAAATAAATTTTTTATATGACTCTGTTGATAATAAGTTCGGCAGTAGGTGGGTTAAAAATAAAAAAATAGATTTATATGATTATCAAGTCGATTTTATAAATCAAGTTATAAAACATAATAGAGGAGTAATATTTGCTCCTACGAGCAGTGGCAAGTCTGCCACTATGGTTGGAATACTTAAAACAATAATACCCGGAACTAAAATTTTAGTTTTGCAAAACAGACTTAGTCTAGCTGTACAAAACTATGAAGAGATATGTAATTGGGGCTTTGAAAATGTTGGAAGATTGTGGTCAGGAAAAAATGAACCCAATATAATAACAGTGGCTAATGTTCAGAGTATAATAAAAATAGAAAAACAACTTTCTGATGTTGAAGTTTTAATTGTTGATGAAATTCACGATATGATGAGTAAACTTCCAAAGGCGGTCTATAGGCGATTAAAAAATTGTTCTGTTCGTGTTGCGATGAGTGCAACTCCATTCAAATTTGGAGAAACAGATAAAGTCCAAAAATATTATGTTAAGGGATTTTTTGGACCTGTTTTAAAAACAACAACAACAGAAAACGGTATTCTTACTACTCAAGAATTGCAAAATAGAAATATTTTATCAAAAAGTAAATGTATATTTTATGAAATAAATGATCCTAAAGATATACAATACGATATATATATCGATGCTGTTACTCGTGGAATAGCTGAAAATCACAACTTCCACAAAATTGTTAAAAATTTAGTTAGTTCTTTAAGTGGAAGAACGTTAGTTCTTGTCGATAGAATTGCCCATGGAGATATGTTAAAAACTTTAATGCCCGACAGTATTTGGGTTCAAGGTAAAGATAATATAAAAACAAGAAAAGAAGCAATAGAAATATTAAAAAAGAGTAAAACCGACGTAACCATTTTAGCAACACAACAAATTTTTAATACTGGCGTTAGTTTCTTTTGTCATAATTTAATCAATGCTGCTGGTGGTCAAGCAGATCACATGATAGTTCAAAGAATGGGAAGAGGACTAAGAACAGCAGATGATAAAGAAATATTGAATTACTTCGACTTTTTATTTAGAACAAATAAATATTTGGAAAAACACAGCGAAAAAAGAATAAAAATTCTAAGAAAAGAAGGACATGAGGTAGAGATTAAAAGCTTATGAAACTCGACACAACATCAAGAGATAGTGATGAAAAGCTCCCAGAATGGGCAGTAATGTATTTTAACCAAGAAAGAGTTGTAGAATACCTTATAATACCTTGTATTGATGGTCTTGGAAATGAATTTTTTGCAGCTGGAGCTACTATGAGAATAGGAAGAAAAGAAAGAAGTCGTACTGATTACGATACCATGCCAGGCAGTGATTCCATCAAGTTTTTAAGCAAATTAAGACATAAGTCAAAAGAGAATGCAATATTAGAAATTGAAGAACATATAATATCTTACAGAGAAAAAGATGTTAAGCCTAAAACAAAAGAAATAGAAAAAGTTTCAATATCTGATTTTAAATCAAAAAAATTAAAACTTTTAACTTTTGAAAATCAATCTAGCTAACAGCTCTAACTAAATCCCCCACAGTTTGATTGTTAGATAATATTACTTTTTCTAAACTATCTTTTGCTATATCAGATAACTCATCATAAAAATTACTATCTTTTATTTTTCTTAATAAACTTTTCTTGTTAAAGGTGTCTAGAGCCATCGATAATCCTTGATTTTTATCTAGATCTAGGTAGCTTATAAAAAAATCTTTATTTTTATCAAATTCTTTGTCTTCCACCCATAATTTAAATCTTTTCATATTAATATATATAAAATATATGGAAAATAAATTAGAGTTTAACAATTGGTATAAATTACAAGAATATGCAGACTATGGATTCTCGGATATTTCAACGAGAATAATAGAAAAAGATACAAATTTTAAACCTAAGATTACAAATGTAATGTTTAAAGTTGACGAATTCTTAGATAGACTAACTCAAATATTGAACGGAGAAAGTAAAAAAATAGTAAGAAAATGGGCTGAAGAGATAATTTGGACAGATAATAATCATTTAATGGAAACAAATGTAAACCCATTTGGATCTCTTAGGATAACAACAAGAAAGTATATCAAAGATTTAAATGGAGATGTTACACCAATTTGTAAAGATGTTTTTGATATAGATGAAAAACATAACGGAAAAGAATATGATATAGCAGAAGTTCTTTATGAACGAATTAAAAAAATAAGACAACAAAATTTTGACTATCCATTGAAAGAATATAAAGATATTGAAAATTTAGCAGTAAACTTATATAAAGCATGTTTAAATGAATATCCTTCATATATTATGTTTCCAAAAGGTCTTAAAAAAATAAAAGAAAATTATTATAAAGTATTTTTTGAATTTAAAGGATCTGGTGCCGGAGCACCCGGTAGTATTAGGGCAGAGCAGTTTAATATAGATTTAGCATTTGATGAAAATAAAGGTTTACTGAAGTGCTGGGGCTATAACATAGATAGCCCGATGAAACAAAGATTGTTTATAGCACAGCCTAGTGAATGGTATGAATATTTTTCTCCAAAAGAAGATAAAAATAAAATCATAAAATGCATAATCAAAACACTGATGACATATTAATATGAAAAATTATTTAAATAAATTTTTTCCGATAGTTGTTGTTATTTTACTCATCGCTATTCAAAATAAACAAAATTATTATAAAATAGAGAATAAAAAAGAAAATCAAAATATAAACATAAGTGAAACATATTTGAGCTTAGAAGAAGCCAAAGTTGCATCAAAAGAACTTAAAAAAGATATACTTATAATATTTGAAACAGAATGGTGTGGAACTTGTAGAAAATTTAAAGAAAGTGTTTTTGATACAAAAGAATTAGAAAAATATATTGTATGTTTTTTAGATATAGATAAAGAAAAAGAATTAGCGGATTCTTATATAGTTAAAAGTTTACCTTATTATGTAATTGTTAATAGTGATGGCATTGTAAAAAAAAGAGGTAGTGGATATAAGTCAAAAATTATATTTTTAAATTGGCTAAATAATAAGACTTTTAAAAACAACTTCTCTACTAGGAGCCATATCAATGGAAAATGAATAATTTTCTATTGATATTGTTTTTATTATTTCAAAACTCAACTCTATGTTTAGCTGATAGTCGCAGCTTGAAACTATTTCAATCATTTTTTTCTCCTGTAAATGGTGATTCTTTAAATATTTTAAAATACAACTCTTTAATTCTATCATTGGTTCTTTCTAAATACAAGATAGGATCTATTTTAAAATTTTTTCTAATGTATTCATAGTCATAATTGTTGTTAATATTTTTATTTAATATTATAAAATATGGATTTATTTTTCTAAGATTAAACCAAACGATAATACTTTCTATATTTGCTTTTAAACTTTCTTCATCTATATTTTCAATATTATCTTTTAAAAAGTCTTTAGTATTATTTAATTCTTTTTCTAGTTTATATAAATTTGGAAAAGAAACATAAGTATTGACACTATCATTTTTAGTTTTTATTAACCTAATCTTGTATGCCTGCCATCTTTTCCAAGCTTTATCCCCACATATACAATTTGCATCAACTACTAATTCTCTATTGTATTTTTGAGATAAATATTTTAATATTATAAGCTGTGCTCTTATGTAGTTTTCATAGTTTTTTTCTTCTAGCGGATTTTCTCTTTGTAATTTGTAACAATACCGGAAAATTGTAAGACTTCTTGGATCTTTATTTTCATTAAATTTACCATGACGCATATCAGGAAATATTTTTCTTATATTTATAATCCAATAATAATAAAGAGTCAACGCTCTTATTTCTTGTTTATCTTCTATATTATATTTTTTAATTATATTAAAAATATAGTTTTCAGACATAAACTATCATAGCAAAGAAAAAAACTTTTTACAATATTGCTGAAAGTTGAAAAATTCACTATATTAGTAGCAACATGCCTAAAAAAGAATCAGTAGAAATAATTTGGCTTAAAGAAAGAATAAGCCGAATAGCCTATGGAGAAAAAACAGACGTAGGCATAAGACCAAACATTTCAAAAAAATTATTAATAAAAAATAATAAACTTCTAATTAGAAGACTTCCAAATAAAAAAATTCTAGAGCATGTGGAGAATAAAAACACAGTATATTATTATGGGAATGGAAAAACTAATAGCGAAGAAACATTAGTGATGATAGATGTAGATGTTCAAAAAAAGAATAATTTAGGAAGTACTCAAGGTGCTTTAGATTTCATAAATCACTTAAAAACAAAGTTTCCAAAATTATATTATGAATCATCAACAAATGGAAAAGGTATTCATGCATATTTTATACTAAAAAAACCAAACATCAGTGCAAGAACAGTCAATAAAACACTTAAAAATTTTGAAAATTGGCTTAAAAAAGAAGCGGAAGAGACGAAAGCAGATATTGAAATAGTAGAAATAAAAGGATTGTGTCCCGAAATATTATATAAAGAAAATAAAATAACAAATATAAAATATGGAACTCTTGCAAAAATTCCAAGAAATCTTAATGTATTATCTTCTATGGATAATCAATTTTTATCTATAAAAGATATAGAAAAAGAATACAGTGTTGAAATAAAGATTAAAAATAAAAAAGAAGGAAGCATATCAAACAAACTATTTTCGGAAGAAGATATTAAAAAATTAGATAAATATAAAGAGATATTCAAAGATCTTACCGATAATCATAAATTAAAAGCAAGGAATCATGTAGTTACAGAAGATGATTTTGCTATAGCACTATTAATACTTCTTTTTATAAATAAAAATCCTAATAAAGATGGATCTATACCTACAGAAAGAGTTAAACAATTATGGATAAGTTTATTTAAATTTAATAATGTTAAAAGAAACTGGAATCATCATAGATGGAAGGTAATTAGAGATTTATTATCTATGAAAAACTTAATTGATTGGACTGATAACAAGTATGAATTTGGTAACAAATTAAACAATCAAAAAGGAGTAGCATGTAAATGGAGTTTATCAAATAAATTGCTTAGAAAAGTAAATAACCTAGTGTCAGACGCCCATGATGCCCAAAAGACAGAGAGAGCATCCTTGATGGACACTAATATTACAATAATAGATAAAACAAAAGAAGATAATAGGTATTTAACACCTATTTTGAGATTTTTAAGAACAATTAATTATGAAGATATGCTTACAAGGATGTTTTCTAGAATGGAAACACTGTGTACAGTTTAATTTTAACAGAACAATTTGTTTCAGACCGAAAATCTTGTATAGTTTAAAACAATGTTAGAAGAAGAACTATTAAAGTATTTATCCGAGATATCCTCAGATAACACTATTTATATAAAAACAGACCCAGAATACATAGACTTTACAGATAAAAATTTTCAATTTAATATAGAAATATATTCAAGAAGTAAAAAGCTTACAAAACTAGTGGACAACAGTAATTTCGATACACTTAACAGCATTTTGAAAGTTGCGTTATTTTTAAATAATAAAAAAATAATAACTTGGAATATAAAAAATTACTTTAGTTACTATAAAAACAAAACAGGTAAAGATTTAGACACTGAGTGTCAGATATTGGATTTAAAAATACTGGAAAGATTATGTGGTATTTATTCTGAAAAGGCTCCCATCTCTTTTAAAGAGGCTATAGAGAGGTTTTCTGTGATATACCCATCTAAGTGGAGTAGAATAAGCAATTTGTATAAAGAAATTTACTGTCCTTTATTTTTAAAAGTTATTCCATCGATAGAAAACAAAGGAATAGTAGACATAGAAGAAAGAAATATAAAATACTGTTACTACGAGATAGAAGGGCAAGAGAACGGTAGGTTAAGTTCTTTTAATTGTTTTAAAAATGGATTTATGCCATTAAATTTAAAAAAAGAAGATAAACAAAAATATAGACCGTTAAATCAAGATGATTTATTTTTACTTTTCGATTACAAAAATATGGAAGTCAGTGTTTTAGAATATTTAACTAAAGACAAGGCTTTGAAAGATGTTTTAAATGAAGGGGATGATTTTTATGAATCTTTGTATAAAAAGATAATAAACCCTAATAATTTCGATCAAGAAAAAAGAAAAAAAATGAAAATGATTTTTTTACCTTTCATATATGGAGCTGGAATTAAAAAAATCAGCGAATCATGTAAAATAGAATCTTCTAAGGTTGAAGTTATTACAAAAAGAATAAAAGAAACATTCCCAAAAACTTTTACATGGTTGGATAATTTTTCTAAAAATAATCAAGATGGGTATTATATAAATACTTTTGGAAAAATAAGAAAAATTGATCAATCCTACAAAAGTATTAATTTTATAGTACAGTCTACTGCAAGCATATTCTGCTTAGATAAACTCATAGATTTATATTATGTTTATAAAAAGTCTATGTGTTTTTATGTTCACGATGCTTATTGTTTATATTCAAGTAAAAAAGAACTTGAATCAAACATAGAAATGATTAAAAATATCCTTTTACAAGATAGCAAGTTTTTGAATAATATTCATTTAAGTGTTAGTTGTAAATACGGAGAAAATTTGAATGAAATGAAAGAATTTTAAAAGGAGAAAAAATGAAAGATATTTGCAATAACTTCCCAATAACAAACATAGAGTATTATGAATTAAATAAGAAGTTTGGAAAATTATGTTACTACGCAGCACATCAATTAAAGAAAAAAAATTCTAGGAACAACGTAGCAGAAGATATTGAAGATATTAATCAAGAATTACAAATGTCAATTATAAGAGCTGGATCATATTATAAAAGACAAGTCTATATAGAAAAATGTATTAAATTAAGTAAAATTTATGTTAAAAGTTTATTCGCTAGTAAGGTCGTGGAAAGCTTAGATACTTTGTGGGAAAATAGAACCAAGCATGGAGCGAATAGACAGAAATTCGGTGATTATCAAGAATTTATATTAGAAAAAATAGTAAAAGACTGCATCCCAGAAGAAAACAGACCTAATAAAGAAGATGTTTTAAAAATTGACTGTAAATTTTCCACATACTGTAAAGCTATTGTTTGGAATGGTCAAAAATCTATGGGTAAAAAAATAACTAAAGAAAAAAACATAAGATCCGGTCTATGTAGCTTGAGTGAGTATGATTATTTGGTTACTGGTTGATAAAAATTCCTTTTTGCTATAGAATAGCCTAAACACTTAAAATAAAGCAAAATGACAGAACTCACAAAAGATGAACAAAATCGCTTGGCTCAGATTATTTCTGAAGAAGATAATAATCAAATATCAAAGTTTAGTTGGGACGACAGCTTCCAAACCAGATTAGTTGGAATGCTTTTGACGGATAGATATTTTTTAGTTCAATCTCTTGATAAAGTAAAACCAAATTACTTTTCTAAAGAAATACATGTTCAAATAGTTAACTTTCTTTATTCATATTTTGATAAGTATAAAACTTTACCTGAAAAATGGTTCTTAAAGGAAGAAATTTCCAAAGAATATAAAGACAGAGCAGCAGAAATTCAAATAGCGTCACTTGCTGAAATTGAAAAAGTGTACGACTTCTATATCCCAGGAGTAGACACGAGAGAAGCACTAATAGATAAAATAACTTATTTTGCAAAGGTTCAATCTGTTAAAATCGCATTTCATAAATGTTTGGATAAAATGACTAAAGCCCCTGAAGATGAGGCTACTTGGAATTATATTTATGATCAAATGAGACAGACAATGCTCATAGATAGAAATTATGAGCCTGGATTTGAATATTTTAAAAATATCGAAGAAATGTTTGAAAGGATGAAAAAAACATATGAAGGTGTGGATACCTTCACAACAGGCTTTGCTGGCATAGATGATGCTTTAACTGGAGGTGGCTTACAAATAGGAAATATCGGAGCTTGGATAGCACTCCCAGGTACAGGTAAATCTCTTGCTATGTGTCGAGCTTCTGTTGAAAATGTAAAAAGGGGAAAAAAGGTTCTCTACATAACAATGGAGATGGACGAGCTAGGAATAAGCCAGAGATTTACAAGCCAATGGGTTAAATGTGATATTAATGATTTAATGAGCAACAAGCAAAGAATTATAAGTCATGTAGAAGCTTTTAAAGAAGATAAATTAGATTCTAATATGCTTATAGTAAAACAATTTCCAGGCGGAACAATGGACGTCAATGGAATCAAAGCATACTATGCTCAATTAGTAATGAGAGGATTCAAACCAGATTTACTTGTTGTTGATTATGTTGGCGAAATGAAAGATGACCCTAGCTTACAAAAATATGAAAGTGCATATAGAATATTAAGAGATTTAAGAGCATTTGGTATAGAACAAAAACACTGCACAATAACATGTGTTCAGCCAAACTCAAGTGCGAGCAAGCTTGACCAAGGGCAATATATTGATGAAAGTAACATAGGAACAAGCTTTGATCAGTTTAAACCTTTAGATTGTTTCTGGAGCATCAATCAACAACCAATTGAAAAAGATGCAGGTGTAGCTAGATTGTTTGTTATAAAACATAGAAATGGAAAAAGCCGTTTTCCATTATATGTTAATTTTGATTATGAAATGGGAACTCTGGATATAAATGAAATAAGCCACGAGTCATATAAACAAAAAATGAACCTTGTAAATCAAAAGAAATCTGATACAATAATGGACAACAAAGATTCTATTACAAAAGATTCAAATAGTAAAGGTAAAGGTAAAGGTAAAAAAGGAAAAAGTAAAATTCTTTTTGACCCAACAGATGAATCTAACATTGACACATTTGAATAAAAAGGAAAAACTATGAACGCACCAATTGATGTTGTTAAAGTTAATGTTAATGGTAAAGAGGTAACTCTTGATGCAAAAAATATGGAATTTTCAGATAATACTCTTAATGAGTATATGGAAAATGAGTACGGATGGGTAGATTATTTTGGAAAACAATTAGAACACGCTCAGAAAGAAAGATTAGATGCGGAAATAGATGCAGAAGCTATTTTTAGTCAAAAATATATAGAGGCTAAAGACGAGGGCGGAACAGAGCAATATGCAAAAGCAAAAGCTAATGCTAATCCAGATGTTATTTCTGCAAAGAAAAAAGTTGTTGAACTGATAGAAGTTGTAGGACAAATAAAAGCTCATCTAAAGGCGTGGGATAGAAATCATGATAATGCTCAAAATCGTGGTTATACCCTAAGAAAAGAAATAGATAAGCTTAACAAAGATGTTTATAAAATGTCTGATATTGATCGTTTTGTATCTGAGGCATGACCATGATCTATAAGATAGACCCAGACAATTGTACAGATTTCAGTCTAGATAAAAATGGATTAGAGCTCCATATTTTATTCTGGATATTTGCAGCTGGAAAGAATGGACACACAGCATCAAGGTGCTTAAACAACATTCTTCAAGAGTATAGTAGAAAAACAAATTTAGAAAGTCCGTTTGATATTTTTAAAAATATAGAAGATTTGCCTCAAGAGTTAAAGAAATTTGGAGTAGGTTGCTTTAACAATAAAAGTAAGTGTGTAAAAAATTTAATAAGTAAAAATTTTGATTTATCAAAATGTACTATCGAAGATTTAGAAAGTGTTTGGGGGCTTGGACCAAAAAGTGTTAGGTGCTTCTTGATACACACGAGAAAAAATCAACAGCTTGCCGGTCTAGATAGACATGTTTTAAGATATCTATCAGAACTAGGTTATAAAGTTCCTAAGTCTACTCCCAATAAAAAACAATATTTAGAAATTGAAAAAATATTTATTGAATTGGCAAAAAGTGTCGGTAAGACCATAAGTGAATTTGATTTAGAAATATGGACGAAATACAGAAAAAAGACCGCATGAAACCCAGAGATGTTCCAAGCTGGGACGAATATTTTTTAGATTTATGTAAAGTAGTAAGTACTAGAAGTAAAGATCCATCTACACAACATGGATCTGTAATAGTGGATAATCAAAACAGAATTGTAAGTACCGGATACAACGGATCCTCTAGATATATAGATGATAATTATATTGATTGGTCCCGCCCTGCAAAATACCACTTACTCATACACGCAGAGGAAAATAGCTTGTGGTCAGCAGAAAAAAGAAATTTAGAAGGTTGTATTATTTATGTTACTGGAAAGCCTTGCAGTGGTTGTATGTTGAGGATCTCACACAGTGGAATAAAAAGAGTTGTTTACGGAAATAGATCTAGTGTATGTGTTGATGAAAAAGATTGGGAAAGAAGTTTGTATATTGCGAATATCTCAAATATAAAGTTAGAAGAAAGATGTTAGACTTACTAGAAAATGATCTAAAAAAATCTTTAATTACAACTAAAGTATTAACAAGTAATTTTAAATTTATTGATGAGGCGAGCAAAAAAAGCCACGCTTATAACGATAGTTTATATATACCTTTTTATTACCATCTTGGAAAATATTTAACACCCACTTCACTAATAGAAATTGGTGTTGATTTAGGTTTTATAAGTAGTTGTTTTTTAAAATCTTGTAAAACTGTAGAATATTGTTTTGGGTTTCAATCCAAAACAGAAATAAATTGGGATAAAAGTTTATATTTTTCAAATATTAAAAAAAATTATAAAAAGAAGATAGAAACATATTATGGAGATTTTCTTGATAAGTCTTTTTTAGAAAATGTAGAAAATAAAAAATTTGATATTGCTATTATAAGCATAAAAGACAATTACGATAAACTTTTTGCTCTTTGTGATTTTATATATTTAAATTTAAACAAAAATGGATATATGGTTTTTGATCACATAAAAAACAATAAAAGTAAAGAAATATTTTTTAATATTGCAAATGGATATAAAAAAGAATATAAAGTGTTTGAAACAAGAAACGGAACAGGAGTTATAAAAAAATAATGGGATATGAAATAACTTTTTACTACAAGGAAAAAGACAAGGAAACCGGAGAATACAACGAATCAGGAACTTTTAAGAAAAGGGTTGGAGATCCTTATGAAGATACTCCAATTGAAAATTTAGCAAGTGTTATTTTACGACAATTAGCAAGAAGAGATGTTTTCGTAGAAAATGTTGAAATATTTGAAATAACAAAGAAAAAAATAAATTTTAAAGAATCAAAAAGCGGAATAGTAATAAAAAATAAAAAATTTGGATTAGATGATTCTTTTGAAGTAAAGGCAGAAAGTGAGGATGCTCCTACTATTAATAATGTTGTTGAAATAGAAACTTTTACCAATAATGCTCCCCGCATACCTATTAGGAAAATGGCATATGTCCCAGAGCCTCAACAACATATAAAATTATTGAAATCTGGAGTTAAATTAACACCAAATAAGTCTTATGATATATTTAAAATTCAAAAACATCCAACCATTGATACAATGGAAGTTTATCGTATAGTAGATGATAATGGAAAAGAAAAAGACGTTTCAGATGAGTGTTTTGTTCCAAATGCTCAATTGGAAGCTGACACAAACGATTTTGGACTAAGCGATGATGGCTTAAATTGGAACGGTGCCATAAACACGAACATTCCTTCAATAAGGTGATAAAAATGACAACCAAAAAACAAAAAGATAGAAAAAAACAAAAAAGAAAAAATATTGCAAAAATTAGAGTTTTAGCAAGAAGAAAACAGTTGAGAGAAACTCTTAAAAAAGAAAGACAAGATCAATTAAGATTTGAAACTGAATATGAATTAAAAAATGGTAAAGAACAGCCTTTTGTTAAAAATATAGACCCAGAGAAAGAGAGAATTAAAAATGAAAACATAAAGAAAAAACTAGAGCATAACATGAAGATTGTCGAAGCTCTCGAACAGGAATATTTAGCCGAGGAGCAAAAAAGACTTGAGGCTCAAGAAAAATTAAACAAAAAAGAAGAAAATTTGGAAAAAAAATCAGAAAACGATATTGATTCAGAAAAATAGTTTTGTATAATGTAAGTATTAGGGTGTTACCAGCTAAACTAGGAGATTTAAAAATGGCAAATTACGAAGCCTTGGATATTAGTGAACTTGAGCTTGAGAGTGCAAGAGTTAATTCAAAGAACACAGGACAGGAAAATTCTACAAACTATGTCCGTATGCCTAGCGGACAAGGTACTGGCGAAGGAAATTCTTTTCTAACAATTAGACTTCTTCCTCGCCGTAAGGGGCAACCATTATTTTGTGCTGTTAAGTATCACATGCTGAAAGATGGCAATGGCAACAAGCGTGTGTTCTTTAGTCCAAAAGAATTGGTTAAAGATGAGAAGGGTCGCCCAAAGTGGGTAGGAGAAAATACAATAATAGATAAATATTTAAGAGATCTTTGGGCAAAGAGTGAAAAAGCTCCAGAAAAAGAAAGACAAGAACTACAGGCTCAGTACAGAGAGTTAAAGGGTATTGAAAGATACTATTACAACGCCTTAGTTCGTCAAGAAAAAGATCCCAAGACTGGCGAGATAATTAAAAACGTTGGTCCAAAGATTTTTAGTTGTGGAAAAACTATTCATTCTATGATTGTGAGAGCAATTGTAGGCGATAAAGCTGCTGGAGAGGAACCACTTGGAGACGTTACTAATCCCAAGAACGGCAGAGACTTTAGAGTAGTCAAAAAGTTAAATGGAGAATATCCTAACTACGATCTTTCTAAGTTTCTTGATTCATCACCTTTGGGTGATCCCGAAGAAATCAATGGTTGGCTTGACAATCTAAACGATCTGCAGGCAATCAGAGTTGTTAAAAGCGAAGATGAGCTTAAGCATGCTCTTAAAGTTCATCTTGGAATTATTCAAGAAATGAATCAAGAGGATGATGGATATGACTCAAGCGAGTTTTCATCTCCATCTAAAACGACCTCTAAACCTGCCCAAAAATCTGCTCCAAAAGATCTAGGACTTGACTCTGTATCTTCTTCAACTGTTGTTGATGAAGAAGAGGTTATGGCTGATGATGAATTCTTAAAAGAAATTGATGATCTATAATTTTGTGTGGTGATGCCCCGTGACAACCCTGCAGCTCAATTTAAAAAGTTGGGCTGCAGGGTTTTTTTAAAAAAAAAGGAAATTTAAACATGGCAAGAAAAAAAATATCAGTATCAAACGACTCGCTTGATGATCTTTTTAAGGAAATAGCCGAAGAAACTGGCGGAGATGTATTGGATAAAATAGATAGTGTAAACTATTTTGTAGACACAGGAAGCCTAGCATTAAATTATATTTGTAGCGGTAAGTTTATTGATGGTGGAATACCTGGCGGAAAATTAACAGAGATTTATGGACCATCAAGTTCTGCCAAAAGCTTATTTGGCAATAACATTCTTTATGGTTGCCAAAAGATGGGAGGCATACCCGTTCTTCTTGATTGTGAAAATAGTGCAAATAAAGAATTTATTAAAAAAGCAAGTCATTGTGACTTAAACAGGGTCTTAAGATATACTCCTCAATCTCTTGAAGAAGTTTTTTCTAAGATGTACTCTCTCATAGAAAAAATTAGAAAGAAAGACCCAGACAGACCAATTGTTATAGTCTACGATAGCATTGGAGTTTCTCCAAGTGCAAGAGAATTAAGAGAAGTTGATCTCCCAGAGAATTATGACAAAGCTACATACAAAAGAATTGTAGGTGGCAATGAGCAGCCCGGTGAAAGAGCTAAAATATGTTCTCGTGAATTAAGAAAGCTTAATAGTGTTATGGAAAAGACCGGAGCAACTGTAATAATTCTAAATCAAACAAGAGAAAAGATAGGAATAATGTTCGGCAATCCAGAAACGACTGCCGGAGGAGGAAATGCTCTCCCATTCTATGCCAGTTGTAGAATTAGACCACAGACTCAAAAGAAAATAGAGAAGAAGATAACTGCAAAGAAAAGCAAGATTCTTGGAGTTAACATTAAATTGAAGAATGTTAAAAACAAGACTCACAGACCGTTTGTTGAGTCAGAGGGAATTCAACTTCTTTTTGAAAAAGGAATAAACCCCCTTAGCGGTCTACTTAGCTGTCTTATGGAAGATGATAGATTAGAAGCTAAAGGGGCAGGAAACTTTATTATCAAAGAAAAATATTTGGGAGAAGACAAAGAAGATAATAAGTTTAAAGCTAGCCTAGATAGAAATGAAATGCCACTAGAAGTCCTACTTAACCATCCAGCATTAATTAACGCAGAAAGTAGAGAGCAGGTTGAAAATTATTTTGCTCCATACATGGACGCAATTAATTTTGAGATATCTGGAGATGTTGTGGAAGTAGAGTCATCAGAAGAAGACGATGATTTAATTGATGCTGAAATAAACGGTTAAATAACTAATAAGTTTATAAAAAAAATACAGCCTTGTTTTTTAAGCAAGGCTGTATTTTTTTATAAATTCACTTTTTCCCGCCTTTTAGCTTAAATAAAGCATCAGCGGCAATTGGTAAGAAGTAAGAATCTGGATACTGTGTTCTTACGTAAGCATCAGGGTAAGCCCATGTTGCTATTCCGCCTCTTTTTGTTTTTTCATCAATAACAAAAACAGGTAGTTCTTTTTTGTTGTTCGAGCAATAATCAATAAAACTCTTCATAGTTTTGTTACCTCTTTATTTGCAGGTCTGCAAAATATCTATTCTTATATATTAAAAAATGTGTAAAAATAATCTAGAATTTTGTTGAATGAACAAATTTTATTGCTATAATACATCTTATCAAACGAGCAATAAAAATAAAAAGTAATTAAAAATAAGTGTATTTTTTTAATTCTTTTTAAAAATAAAAACTCAAAAACAAAGGATTTGTCATGACTAATCTTAATGTTCAGGTCACAAATAAGAAGAGCAGCAATATTAATTATTTTGAGGCAACTGTAGGCGTAGACGGTCTTCGTCCAACTAAGTTGGAGAGAAAGGCTGATGGTAGCACGTTATTTACAACAAGATCTGCACTGATCACGGCAGCCAAGAATATAGCTAAGAAGCTAGGATACACAAACGTTAAAATCACAGAAGATGGAACATCTATGGTTAAGCGTGCAAGCAAGTCTATTCCACCAAAAATGACCAAAAAGAAGTCTTTAACACTTTGCAAGAGTTGAATCTAAAACTAAATAGTTAGTTTTAAAACCCTCCTGATTTTCAGGAGGGTTTTTTTATTTACACACATATATAATATAGGTAATTTTATTTTAATTAAAGGAGTTAAACATGGGATGCGGATGTGGAAAAAACGCCAGTAGACCAACACGAGCAGTAGCAAAAACCCCAGGTGTAATTAGGGCTAATGTGCCTCCAAGAACACAACAAGCCAATGTAACACCCAGAAAACCTCCAAGTATTTCTGGTCTATCTGTTAACCGAGCGGCAGTCAATAAACAAAGACAAGAGGCTATTAAAAAGTCTTTGGGTAAATAATTTTGTTTATTTTGGAGTCATTTTATTTAAAACTCTATAGTGATTAGGAATTTTAAAAATGCTTTCATCAAAATCTTTGATGAAAGCATTTTTTATTTTAAAAACTATTGTTAATTTTTCTTCAATAAATTGAAATTTAATAGTATTGTTGGGTAAAATTGTAGCTGTTGATATTAATTTGCTCCCTCTGTGTAGGCTATAAACTTCTCCTTTTTTATCTATATTTTTAAAAACACTCAACATCCAACTTGGATTATAACAATCCTTCATAACTAAATTCATATCAGACACATCAGAATAAAAAAGAGTGTTTTCTTCTTCTTTTTTGGACCAATACCAGAAGTATTTTTCATTACATCCTACATCTATTTTTTTTTCTGAAACAATATAAAGAAATATTCTAAATTTATTATTTTCTAAAAACATACGACCATCTAGGTTTTTTTTAAATAATCCTAAGCTTATTTCACAATTTATTGATAGTTCTTTTTTGTCTTTAGAATTAATTAAAATTTGATTTTTAGATGTTTCTATTTCTTTTTTTATATTATTTGTTAAATAAAATAAGAAAAATATTATTAAAAATAAACAAATTTTTTTAATCATTGATGATATATATAATATCAAACTTTAACTTTTAAAAGAGGTTTAATATGCTTAGTTATAAAGATTGGAAATCATTAAACGAGTCGGTTTTTAGTTCTTTTTCTTTAGGTTTATCTCAACCTCAATCTTTAGGAGTTTCTTCAAATGGTGTTGAAGGAATAGATCTTGAAGAAGCAAGAAGAAAGAAAAAAGTTAAAGTAGACGTTACAGGTGACGGTGAAACAGTCCCACCAGCTAGCAAAGCAGATGAACCAGGTTCAAAAAAAGAATGTGGCTGCAGTAAGAGTTGCAAAGCATGCAAATCATGCAAAGGAATGTTTTCTGATGAAGATGATGTAGATTTAGAAAAAGTTAAGGCTAAAAAAGACGAAGAAGATGAAGACGAAGACATGGAAGATGAGGATAATGAAGACGAAGAAGACATGGAAGATGAAGACGATGAAGACGATGAAGACGAAGATGAAGACATGGAAGATGAAGACGATGAAGACGAAGACGAAGACATGGAAGATGAGGACAATGAAGATGAGGACGAAGGGGATATGAAAGAAAAGCCTAAATTTTTAAAAGGCGGGCAGAAAAAGCTAGACGTTGATGGCGATGGTAAAATAACTGGAAAAGATTTTAAAATATTAAGAAAAAAATCTGATAAAAAGAAAAAGAAAAAGAAAAAGAATGAGTCAACAGACTCTATTGAAGTTTCTGCTGAAAAAGAGTGGATGGGAAGCATAATTGGACAAATGGGAAATCCAACCGTCAAACACTTTAGTGGATTATCAGATGAGCCCGGTCCAGGTGAAGTTGGGTTTGCTCCAAACAGCAGAATATCTGATAACTTTACTTCTTATGAAGAATTATTTGAATCTAAAAAATCTAAAAAAGAAGATTCTGATGATGACTCCGATGAAGAAAAGGACTCAGATTCTGATGATTCAAGCGACGATTCAGATGATATGAAGTCAATGGCTGAAAAATGCATGAAAGAATGCTTTGGAAAAAAACCAAATGCTTCTTTTAAAGACTGCAAAGATCATTTAAAGAAAAACAAAGAAACATCAAAATACAAACTTTCATTAAAAGAATATTTAGTTTGCAAAAAGAAATATAGCAAAAAGAAAAGTAAATGATAAGTTTTAAGAAATGGTTAGAAGTTGTTGCCGCTGCACCCGCTGTAGCTTCAGCGGCAACAACTTCTGCTTCAGTTTCAGGTAGCCCTGGAGCTACAACCTCAAAAGATATAGCACCATTTTTACGTCCAGTAGGATCTAATGTTGTAAGAAGACAATATCCTTTTAGAAAAAAGCGTAAAAAAAATAAATAATCAGACAAAGAAAATGATAATTTTTTAGTTGCTATAAAATAAAATAAAATTTAATTTTCCATCTCTTTTTTAAGTATTTCCCTACACTTTTGCATAGTTTCCTCCAGCTCCTTAGGTTTACAATTTAATAATCTGCACGCACCAGACTTATTTAATCTTCCTTTTTTAGTATATACTTTATTTTCATTTAATAATAAAGCATCTATTACTTTTCCAAACCCACTATCTATTAATTTTTGAAGCAATTCTTGTCTTTCTATTAATTCCAAAAAACTAGATTTCATTAATAACTTCCTTTTGTTTGTGTAATTTTAATTATAACAAATTATTTTTATTAAGTCAAATTAAGGCAATTCATAAGGCTTGGTATCAGAGGTAAGCTCTCGTGTTTTTACTTCAGATTTTTCACATGGATGTTCTATAAAATAAGCCCTATCATATCTTAACTGTAATTCTATAGTTAGGATATCGCTACTGCCAAAGTCCAGATCTCCAAAATCAATAGATATTGGCCATACATTTTCTAGTTTCCATTCTTCAACGATATTTCCTATTCCATCGTATAAATCTATTGAACATCCTCTCTTGAAAGCTGCTGCATCTCTATTATTGATTACACTAGGGTTCCAATAAACTTCGTTTTCACTAACTTGATATATTTTTTTAACCCATTGAATTACAGGATTAAATCTTGTTTTAATATCATATAAAGTTAAGCTTATTGGTTTCCACTCAGGTTTTCCTGGAAAATATATTGTTTCTGTAACGTGCTGTGCATCTATTTCTTTAAAAGACAAGCTAGGTCTTCCGCTTTTTCCAGGAGGTAATATAGGGGAAGTCGAGTCTGAGCCTCCACAAACACCTTTAATATTAAACATCCATCTATATTTTCTTTTGAAAAAAATGTCGCTACCGAGCAGATTTTTATTTCCATAATTAAAACCCATTCCGACTTCTGATCTATTCATATACTTATTTAGTAAATAAATATAAAAAAAAACGCAGAACCTTTCGATTCTGCGTTTTTTTAATTAGACTTTTTTTTAAATATCAACCACCACAACCAGCAATTGGACATGCACCTATTGGATTCATGCATGATCCAGGTACGTATTGAGCAGTTGAATATCTTAATGTCATTTCAATCTCAACAATATCACTGCTATCGTAACCTAAATCTCCAAAGTTAATACTGGTTGGCCAAACCATACCAAGATTCCAAGTTTCTGCTATCTGTCCAATGCCATCGTATAAGTTTAAAACAGCATTTGCTCCCCATCCACTGCCTCCTCTTTGACCGGTTCCTCTAATAGATGACTGTCTTAAAAGGACTGGATTATCAAATTCATAAATTGTTCTTAACCAAGAATACAATATAGAGATATCTTCACCTCCAGAAACCATATCATAATAGTTTACTGTCATGGTTTCCCAGTTACCCTTGCCTGGTATCCACATTCTACCATGCATAAAGTCTATCTGGGTTTCTTCTATGTTTAGTTGAGGTCTGCTTGATATCTTAACTAAGTTTTCTGGAACATTTCCACATGGAGTTTGTAGAGAAAATGTCCATCTATATTTTCTTTTATAAAATGAGTTGCTATTAGCATGTATTCCTAAGCCCATTGGTACCATTTTAAATTCTCCTTAAAAATTATTTATTTATCATCAAAGTGTATCTGCGTTTTCTGAAAAGCTTCCAGTTCTATGGATGCTAAATTCAATAAATATAAATTCTGCTGCACGGGTAGGTTGTATTCCTATTCTTGCTCTAAATTCATTTCTATCAATAACATCTGGAGTGTTCAATTCAGCATCAGCTTTTATTACAAAGTCTGTAATTCCTCTGCCAACTTGAACCTCTTGTAATATTCCACCAGCAACAGAAATAAATCTATTTCTGAATACTTCATCGTTAGGTTCAAATAACAAGTTTCTACTAGCAACTTTAATTCTTTTCTCTACATAAAGCATCATTCTTCTTACGTTGACTCTATCTAAAGCAGTAGGTCTTCTTTGAAGTGTCTTTTGACCAAATATTAAGAAACCTTGTGTGTCTACAAACTGAATAATAGGATTTACACAATTTCTGTTTCCATACATCTGATCTCGCTCTTCAAGTGTTGGTCTGTCATAAACATCAAGAACATTAGATACAACGCCTCTGGTTGTTCCGGCAGGAGCAAACCAAGGAGCAGATATATTGTCGCTATTTGCTATTGTTGCAAGAACTGATCCGCTTGGCGGAACCCAGACATCAAGCTTGTTGAATGTGTCCCTAATCTTCAACCATGGCCAATACAGTGCCGCAAAATCACTATCAAATCTATTGCTGTTTAGTGGATGAACACCATTTTGCCACTGAACTATTTCTTTTACTGTAAGTCCAAAAGGAGGATCTATTATAGCCATGCAATCTGTTCTAACATTTTGACAAAGATTAATTAAAGCTTCAACAACATCTGTGCTACCATGACCAGGAACAGCAATTAAGTCGATATCTACTTGCTCTGGTTCACTTAAGGAATAAATTCCGGTATATCCTATGTCATTTCCAATTAAAAGTTCATCTTGTCTCTCAGGATCAGAGGGTATTCCATCTGATCCTCCACTAAGACTGTAAACTCCATTTAATGGAGAATATGTCAAAGAATCTAGAGGAGGAGAGTCCACATCTGTCATATCGCTAACTCGTATGTAGTCAGAAACCTGAGATATATAAGATTCTACATAAAATCTACTAGCAGGATCTTTTGTTAGACTTCCCCAAGATTCTACTTGAACTCCATTGTTATAAACTTGTAATGAAAAGTTGTTTTCTTCTGTATTGTTTATTACTTTGACTTGGGTTCTGTTACCTTCAATTCCAGTACTATCAGCATAAACTCTAAAGGTTATTTGAGACATATTAGTGTTGTCTAATCCTACAACTATTCCACCTACATCAGCATCGGTAGCGGCAGGATTTCCATCAATATCAACAGCACTAGATTTAACAGGACTGACTCCAGATTTTGTACTTGTATCTATTGCAAATACTTCAAGAGCTGCTGTTCCATTTGACTTAACTCTTAATCTAGCATTTCTTCCATAGCTGTCAGTTCTTATGGATAGATAATCTAATCCACTAATGTTAACGCTTTCTGCTGTCCAACCTCCTGGCAACTCGCCAGTTCCACCTTCATCTGGTATTTTTTGATCATTAAGACTTGTAACTATGCTGGTTAGAGTTACTGCTGAAGTGTTATCAAACTCAGATAAATCTAAAACTTGAACAATACCATCTATAGATGCAACCCCTGACCCGTCTACTATTAACTGCATTGTTAATCCTGAAAGTCCTGTGAAATCAAAAGTTTCATTAGCCCCAGAACCATACTTTACATTTGAAGCAACAGCCGATGCTTGAGTCATGCCTGTGCCTAAACCTGTAATTGAAGACGCTCCGCCATAGATAGAATCTTTTACAGAAACTAATTCAAGGCTTGCATCTGGACCATAAGCCCAAACTGTTTTTACAGAAATATAGTTGTCTGTACCATCATTGCTTGCGAAGAAAATAATTCCATCGACAACAGTATCTAGCTGATCATTTAAGACTGTTGCAAGTTCATTTGCGGTATAAGTATCAGCAGGAACTACAAGTGTTTTAGAGGCAAGCGTACCGTTTAATCTCCATTTAAAGAAACCATCGTTAGCAAAAACATAATTTTCTTCAACTTTTGATACTATTTCGACAACACTTCCTGCACTTGGAATATCAACATAAGCAGTTTCTGCTATCTCATCACTAACAGCATTATCTTCTGCAACTCTAACTACATAAAGTTGGTTAGAAACATTAAGATACTGTTCAGCAGCATAAATTAAAAATGGATCACTAACATCTGGATGAGGATATCCAAAAATTGTATGTAACTGCCTTACACTGGTAACCAGAGTAGGAGTGTTTATAGGACCTTTACTAGCAAAACCTACAAGAGCTCCCCTGTGAGTTGAAGGTGTAGATGCAATATAACTTAAATCTTTTTCAGCTATTCTTACACTAGGACTGATTGTGTTGGAAGGTGGAAATCCCCGTAAAATTGCCATTTTTATGCTCCCTTTATATCTAAAATTTTTGTAGTGATGAACCCTTGTTTCTCTGCTCTAAGTATATAGTCTGTTGACCTCTCTTCTTCGAGCAAGAAAATATTTTTTCCTGAACCAATTCCGGGTATGTTTAAAACTGTAAACGAACCGGGAGCCTTCCTTGCCTTAACAACTAGTTGCATTGGAAATTTTTTTCTATTTGTTATTTCTAACACTTATTCTCCTTAACCGTTTCTTCTATTCTGTTTATTATCTCTTTTATATCTTCTTCTTTTAATCCTTCTGTCAACTCTACTCTCGTTGTTAGAATTGATTTTTTTCTTACAATTGGTTGAGGTATAAACGATTCGGCTGTTAAATTAAATTGAAACTTAACAACTCTAATCGCTTGATTGCCAGGTTCTATCTCAAGATTATTAGCAATTGAATCTAATTTTACTTGAATTTCCCAAACAACACCTCTAACCTTTATATATGCAAAAGGGCTAAATTTTAAAATTATTTGCTCTAATATTTGGTTCATATCTTCTATATACATGGTCCAAGCATATAGAGAATAACTTATATCTACTGGTATTCCTTTCGCAACTCCAAGTATTGTATCTCTTTCGTGCTTTTCTTTAATTGTTCTTCCTGGTTTTCCATCTAATCTTAAATCTCTTGCATAATCTAAAGCTTTGTGATAAACATATCTTCCTTGATTAAATTGATAGTCTTGACTATGTATTGCTAATATAGGAAGTCTAATTCTGTCAACAACTAATGAATTGTCTTTTCTTACATTATCTTGAACTATAGCAGCCACTGCTTTTTCTTGTGATCCCCAAATTATAGGAACTCTGTGAGCTTTTCCATCTTCATCTAAAACAACTATATCTTTAAATAAATCCATAACAGCTTCATCTGTTCCTCTTAAGGACTTACTATATCTGTATATTGTATTGAAGTTTGTTCCATCATTTAAAATATGACCCGTTTGCATAGGATCACCAAGATTGCTTTTTCCAAGATTTGTTTTTTCATTTCTAAAACTGTCTTCTAAAAAATCAAGACTATCTGGTGATGTATTACAACCTTCTGGTGTTGTTTTATTTTCTTGAAAATTAAATCCTTTTTCGTTACAATCTACAAGGCTTTTTTCAGGATGATTTTTCATAATATTATATATGAGTAACTTTGAATTAAAGTGGAGAAGTTTTTTTAATGGAAAAGAATTTCCACCTTCAAGAACAAAATTGCAAATACCAGGCTGGGCTGGAACTAGTGACCGTGGAAACGGATCTTCTCCACAACCTTGGCACTGTCTTCCTTTTGTAGAAGCAAGCACATATGGAGTGGAGCTGTTATATCCATTTGAAACTGAATGCATTGTCAGAACTATAAATGGAGAGACAGTTTTTGAAGGAGATTTTAGCGAAGAAGAAAAAAAATATAATCATCCTATGCCTCCTTTTATGTCTTTTTCTAAAGGGCATTTTGGATTTACTTCAAGCTTTGATTTACAACCTCCTCCAAATCATATTATAAGAATTGAGCCGCATCCTAAGTATTACACCGATGAAACTTGGACAACGCCTTTGCCTGTTGCTGGGCACATTCAAGGTGAGTGGTGGTCAAAAATATTTTTCATTGTATTCAAACAACCCCCAGCAGGAGGTTTCTATAGGTTTAAAAAAGGTGAACCATATGCTCAAATTTTAATTTTACCTAAAAAAGTTAATTATGAAATAACAGAAATGACAGAATTAGAAAAAGAAAAAAGATCATCTTTAGAATCTAATATTTCAAAATACAAAAAATATTTTTGTAAAAAATGGAAAGATGATAAAGATAATACATTTGATAATAAATATAAAGTTTTAAGCAAAATGTTTAACAAAGAAGGAATAAAAGGTATAAATAGTATTGTCGAGAATTGTTCGGACAGAGAAAGCCGAAATAAAAAAAATATAAAATTATTTAAATATAAGAAGCATGAAACTAATAAAAATAGAAAAAAATAAAACTAAAAGAAAAGTGCAAGTAGTAATATTTGAGCCTACTTTATTTAAAAAGCCAAAATTTCCTTTTATTCTAATTAAAAATAAAATTAAATAATTTTAAAATCTTGTTTTGGTTGAGGAATTTTTCCTTCATTTGTAGTAACACTTTCTTGAAACTTCTGTGATACTAATTGAATGTGAAGAACGCCCCATTGTTTAAATTCTGCAAGATTTCTTTGGATGATAACCCAGTTTTCTTGTAAGTGAGGAGTATACAACCTAGACCCTATTTTCGGAGCATGTCCAATTGCTTTTAAAACTGCCTGGTAATTCATTTCAAAAATTTGCTCATCTGGAGCATCTATCCCAAACTGATTCACATAATTCTGACTGGCTGCCGGCTCATAATATCCCCAAAGTTGTACCGGGGTTGGGGAAAATATCTTGCCTCTGTCTTCGAGATAAAGTGGATCAACTGTAGCCGATTGAATAAACACTTCATAATAAAATATTGGAATTCCTCCTCTTTGAATTGCTTCTTGATCCCAGCTATCATAAAGAGTGAATTGAGGATCCGCAGGATCAAATAACTGATAACTTCCTGATACGCAAAAAGGAGTTCCATCTGATTTTTTTATCATACTATTATATATTAATTATATTTAATCTTTTAAAAAACTCCAAGATTAGCCGTTATAGCAACACTGCCACCGGCAGGAGGAAGTTCATAAGGACCGTCAGAAAATCTTTCAAGCCAATACAAGTATTCTACCGAATCTATTTCCACGGTAACATAATAACCATAGATTACAGCAAGTTCTTCTATTACAAATACTTGTTCAGGACAACTTGCAGAGGTCACACCAGACAAAGTATCCACAGTCCAGTCTGAGTTTGATAAAATGATTTCATGGTATCCTCCAAAATCTGCTTCTTCTAAATCATCTAGTATAGAGTTTTTTGTTGGAACAAAATCATTTTTAAAAAGCTTTAATTTTTGAGTAACAGAACTTGTTTTTTTTCCAAAAATAAGTTCTAAGAACAATCTATTTGATATTGTCGGTATTACAATAGCCATATTTCTCTTTCAATATAATTTACACTAATATATATTGATTATGGTAATAAAAAAGAAAGACGGCAGCTTTTATAAAATATCAGGACCAAATCCGCTAATGAATGATCAAGATTTATGGAAAGACTATAAAAAACATAATTTCGATTGGTTGCCTGAAGTTGTTAAAGATGGAACATTTTTAAATGTAATAAAAGAGCAAAATATTATAAAAGAAAAAAAGTATGACGAAAAACAAGAAGAAAAAGCTATTGAATTAGAAAAATCTGTAGAATTAGAACAAAAGCCAATCAAAAATGAAAATATTAAAAAATACAATTCAATTCCCTGCTTCTGCCTACCAGCAAAAACTACTGAAAAAAAAGATGATTTATACGATGAGTCTTTTAAAAGAACACAATATTTAGAAAAATTTTTAACAGAAATAGTAATCTTGGATAAAGATGATCTATATATAAAAATTTGGTGCAATGATCAGCTAACTGAAAAATCTATAATATTTCCTAAAAATAAAGATAAAAGATGGTGGAAAATTATAGAGGTTTCATCTGCCCCAACAGGTTACTATTATCTAGGATCAACTTCAGACTATACCCCATCTTTTGAGTGATCTGCTGTTACCTTAACCTGATAGCCTAATTCTTCAAACTTTTTTTTATGGTCATCTACACACTTAAGATATGCAACTTCATAAATATCAGCTACAAATTGATTTAAATCTTTAATATCTTTTTCTGTTACTGTATAATGAAGTATTCGATCCAGCAGATTCTCATTTCTACTAAATCTTTCTTTTAATATTTCAAATATATTTTTTTTAATATAGTGGTTTCTTTGATTTTGTAAAAAATCCATAAATTAACCTTGCATACTCTTAAATAACGCAGCTTTTAGACTTGGTATAGCTCTAGAAAATATTGTTATATTCTTTTCTATATCTTCTTTTTCTTTTTCCGAAAGACTTAATTTATCTTTATTTTCAATGAAAACTTTGCTAAGGTCTTTTATATTTTTATCTATTCTATCGAAAAAAGAATGTACTGGGAATTTAAGATCCTTAGATAATCTTGAAACGCCACCTAGTTTTATTGCAATAAATTTTTGAATTGTTAGTTGATCTTTATTTGTATGATGACTAAGATATACAAGCAACTCTCTGATTAATCTAGCCCAATAAACTATAGGTTTCTCCATTGCGGTTTTCTTAACAGGCATTATAGGTGCCACATAACTAGTTTTTTGAAACCAATTTTTTCTTCTTTCTTTATATTCTTCATCGGTTTCATCTTTACTGACCCCAGGACCTCTGCCTTTTGCAGTAAAAGGTCTTGGAGTTATTTTTACCTGTGGGTCTTCTTTTATAATATCATTTATTTGATTGAAGATTATTTTTAAATCTTCTATTTTTGTTAATATCACGTTTTCGATAGTTTCTTTTGTGTCAAAAGAAACAGAAGTTACAATTATATTTTCTTTTTCTAACAATTGTTTTTTTGCATTGTCATATAGACTCGATACTTTTTCACGAGTTGCTTCATTTGATTTATTGAAATAATATAGAATTGTTTTATAGCTATCAGTAGACTTGTCGCTAGTAGAGTTATTAAAACTATTCAGAGCTAGATCATAAAAATCTCCCCAAAATGAAAGTAGATTATTTTTTTCATCTTCAAGATTATCTTCAATTGCATCAAAGACTTTTTTGTTTGTCTTAATGGATCCTGATAAAAGATTGCTCACAGAATCTAAAAGTTTAGAATATTTATAAATATAATGTTCTATGCTATCTTCTTGTTCTATCCCTTCTGAAGGATTTGCTCTCCACCCAAATCTTAATAAGGCAACCCTAGAGCCATCTTGGGCACGTCTTATAAAAGGATTTTTCTTATCTATAAATATTAGTTTTAGTATGTCTTTACTATTAGAATCTAGAGGATCGATATCTAGTTCATTGGATTTTTGGGCACTAACGACACCTTGTCCTGTTCTCTTTTTTCTAAATACTTGTTTTATTTCATCTTCTTCATCTTCATATTCATCGGACGATAGACCACTTCGGTTGACTGTTCCTTTTTGTGCTATTTTCCCAAGAATTCCAGCGGCAGCAATTCTTCTGGCTTCTGGGGACCATAGTGTTGGACTTGATGCTTCCTTAACAAACTCAGCAGCAATTTCATCATGTATGTCTTGAAACTTTTTAGGTTTTAGGTATTTTGCTTTAATTCCTTCGTCCAATTCATTTCCACCATACATTTTTCTTAGAAGAAACAATTTCATTCCTTCTACAATATCATCCCATCCTTCTATTTGATCTCTTGCTCTGCTATCATCTTTTGATTTCTCTATCTCATAGTAGGCTTCTTTTGCTTCATTTATTTTAAATTCTTTTATTAGTATAAAATTGTTTAAGTTAATAGACTCTAACTGTTTTTTACCGTCTAAATCTAACTCAGCTTTATTAAAAATATCATATACATAAAACTTCATCGGATTTACTGTTTCTTTTTCTGGTTTTTTTTCTGGATTTTTTTCAAATATTTTATCTATTATTTGCCAGGTACTGGCATCTATTAATGTTCCCCCTCTTGGATTAATAATAGTAGTTGGCTGACTACCTCTTTGATTCCTTGAGAATATTTTATAATATCCTATCATTGTTCTTATTTCTTGAGGAGAACTAGGCATAGACATAGATGATCTTGGTCTGTGTCCTGGGACTACTGATCCTTTTTCTCTTGTATACCTGTCTGCTTTGTGATATTGAACAACGGGGGCAGCATCTCCTTTTTCTCCCAAAATACTACTGCTCCTAGAAGTTGTAGTCTTTCTACTTTCTGCTTCTTTTTGGCTCTTTATTATTTTAATTAATTTAATTAACTTTTGTTTAAAATCTCCAATATCTAGATTTTTATATTTAGGATCTTTTTCTATTGTGTTCAATAAAGACTCTAGCTCTTCATCATCTTCTAAGTTAACAGCTCTTAATTCTTCGTATGAACTTACACTATCTTGTATATCTTTTTTTGTTTTATCTATATCTTCTAACTCTTCTGGACTTAGTATTTTTATAGGCATGACAAAAGATCCCGGATTTAGTAGAGGGAAAGAACGAGTTCCATTTTCATCCGTAACAGTCACATGCGGAAGTATTATAGGAGGATTTTCTCCTCCTACTAAAATTTCTTTTGTATCTTTATCTACTTTATAGGGCAATCTTCCAGTTTTTATAAATCTTTCCCAATCTTCTTCACCAATAATAGTTTTTAGTTCATCTCTATCTTTATCATCGAGTAAAGACAGCTCTTTTTTTCTGAGTTCAGCATCTTTCTCAGGATCCCCAGTTTCTATGTGGGATAGTATTTTAGGACCAGACACGTCAAGTTTTTCTATTGCATCTGTAGCTCTTAATTTCGAAAAATAACTAGAAAACATATCTTTTAATCTTCTTATTTTTCTTACGTTTTCAAATTTGGTAATATTTCTAAGTGTTGCTACTCCTATTTTATTGTCTTCTTTTTTTGCATAGTCTTTAACTTCTTTATCATATAGTTTTTTGTCAGATGCACCATAAACTGTTCCATGAAATATTTTTTTAAGATCCTTCTCTATCTTATTCGCATCCTCCACTCTAGCATCAGGATTGTTTAGAATGCTTTTAACTAACCAAACCCCACTATTAATTTCTTCCATTTCTTTTTCTGGATCTAAACTACCTTCAAGTATTTCTTTTGCTTTATCATCATACCAATTTATATCAGAATTATTTGATATAAATTTTGCTATTTGGTTGTAAAACTTTCTTTGAAATACATCAAAAATAAAAGTATCTTTGTATCTTTTTATTTTTCCCATTTTAGATCTTATTACTTTATATTTTACTTCATGCGAATGATCAGGAGCATCAGAGGGCAAATCTCCAGAACCAGCCTCGTTTGGAAGGTGTCTTTGATAATTTAAAGACATAAGTCTAGTTAATGAATCTCTTATTCCAGTGCTTTTAGGAAAATAGTATCCGCTACTATCGAAACCATATGTAGTTTCTTTTTCTGGTTTTCCCTCTTCGTTTTTTGTTATTATCGTTTTTCTACGAGGAAGTGATAGATCAAATCCATATTTTCCTTTATTTTCAAAACTCATATCTTTTTTATAAACTTTACTTAGATTAACTAGTTTTGTTTTTAGATTATGTGTTTCACCCTCGGTTGTCTCTAGTTTTTGTATTAGTCTATTAATATAGAATTTTATATTACCACCGCCAACCACAGGATATTTTTCTTCATCTCCGCCCTTTACATAGATTACTACTCTTTTAATAATATCAAATATTAAATTTCTTATAGTTTTGTAATTATCTTTACTGCCACCAGGAGTAACGCTTTCTATATCATATCTTTCAAAAAAATCATTAATCCAACGTTTTCTTTCTAAAGATTCTTTTTCATCTACAGAACCAACTGGATTTCCATAAGAGTCATACTTATTACTTAGTTTTAATAAAAATTCTTTAAACTGATTAACGTTATTTTCATCTATGTTGAACTTTGTAGATTTCTTAAAACCCCTAACATTTTTAGTAGGAGTTTTTACTACTTTCAAAAAACCACTCTCCTTAGAAGCATCTATCATCTCTCTTATTATTTTATTTCTGATATTTTCTCTATTTTTAAGAAGCTCCCATGTTTTCATATATCTTGCTTTTAATGCATCTTCCCAATATTTTTGGTCTATTTGATACAAGAAGTCTAAATCTTCGTAATCATAGAGAATTGGTTTTTCTGAGTGCCATCCACGATACGCCTCTAGCAACATTTTAAAATTACAATTTTTATCAAAGAATTCTTTAAAGTTATACATTTTGAATTTATCCTTGTATTTTATATATATATATTATATGGCTAATATTTTAGAAATACCGAGACCTTCACAAAATGCAAATTGTCAAAGTAGTGCACCATGCGGACAATTGCTTGGACCTACGGATCCGTTGTGTAAAATAGCACCAAGAAAAAACCGAGAAAAAGTCAGAGAACAGATAAAAGATTATGTCCTTCTAATGCTAGGAGCCCCAGTAGTATCAATAGAGCTAGATGAACAGCAGTTAGATGGAGCTATTGATTTTGCTTTACAAATATTTGAAGATTACGCACCCAGAGAGTATTATCAATGGTATGTTTTTAATACAGTTCCAGGTCAAACAATATATGAAATGCCTTGTGACATAGGAATGATAAGAGAAGTAGCATACAAGCAAACAGCTCAATATGCATTTAGTGCATCTGATTTGGGAGGAGTAATACCTCTTGAATATATGGGAGCAGGTGCATATGGTAGTATTGC